AATCTAGAACTGGTTATGTTCAATACATGGAATTCATTGCTGGTTCTAACAAAGGTGGAGTTAAACAAAATGATGTATTCAATAATCCATTCAAGTTAGGAGACATGACTGAAGAAAGAGTACAATATACTTCTAGTGCAGTTGTTGAACCAATTGCAGCAGATGCTACAACTTTCAAAGCAGCATGGACTCCAAATGGTAATGTACGTTTAATTAAAGCTGATGGTACTGAAGATGTTATCGATGCTGAAGATGCAAAAGAAGGTGTCGAAATTACAGCTGGTGATTATGTTAAAGCTGCTTATGTTTATGACAACGTAGTTATTCCTCAACATGATCTTCCAACATTAAATGTAAGAATGACTGGTATTCCATTAGAAGCTAAAGCTCGTAGAATTGCTATTTATTATTCACAAATGGCTGCATTCCAAGCTAAGACTGAAATGGGTATTGATTTAGGTGAAGTATTAGCTACTCAAGCTTGTGCTGAGTTATCTTATGAAATTGATACTGAAGTAGTTACATTATTATATAAGAATGCTAGAAAAGCTGATGAATTAACATTCAATAAAGCATTACCTGCAGGTGTATCTAAGAGAGATCATTATGCTGGTTTTGCAGAAGTAATTGAGTTAGCATCTCAAATCATTTATGATAGAACTAAGAAACATGCAGCTAACTATATGGTAGTAAGTTCAAGTGTTAAACCAATCTTAGCTATGATGGAAGGTTGGAAAGCAGCTAACCAAACTAAGATCAATGGTCCTTATTTCGCAGGTTCATTAAATGGTATTAAAGTATTCGTTTCTCCTGCATTAGCAGCTGGCGATTACTTCTTAGGATACAATGGTGATGACATGATCACTTCAGCAGCAGTTTACGCTCCATACATGGCAATCGTTCCAACTCAAGCATTAGGCTTCGCAGATGGTGCTAATAGTCAAGGTTTCGCTACAATGTATGATTTAAAATTATTAAATGATGCATTACTAGTTGGTGGTAAAGTTGTTAACGAAGAACGCGTTATCAAAATGACTACTGGTGAATAATATTTAAAAAATAAATAATTAATTGAACCTCTTCGGAGGTTCTTTTTTTATGTTTTTTATTTATGACATATTAATAAATATACCTTGTATATTTGTGCTAAATTAATTGTATAATTAATTAAGGAGATTTAAAGTATGGCTCAAACTAATAAAAGTAAAAAACAAAAAGAATATATTAGAAATATAGTTACAAAAGATATATTATATAAATTATATGTAGAGGAATGTTTACCTGCATCTACTATAGCTAAAAACTTAAACGTTGATTATAAAAAATTAAATATTTTAATAAAAGAGTATAAATTAATTCAAGATAAAAATAAAATGAGAAGTCTTCTTAGTAAAGAATATAATAACAGATCTTTCAATAATATTTTAAATAAAATTTCAAAAGAAGAATTATATAAATATTATATTATAGAGAATCACTCATATAAAGAAACGAAAGAATATTATAACTTATCAGGATGAACTTTTGATAAACTTTTAAAAGAATATGATATTAAAAAAGATAGAAAAATTTCTTCTAAAAGAGGAATTAAAACAAAAGAAGGAAATAATCGTGAAGAATATTATAAAAAAGTTTTAGAAAAAACAAGAAAAACTATTTTAAAAAATTATAGCTCACTTGAAAATTTTTATAAATTAAAAGGAAATAAAAATAAAGTAGCTTGGGAAATTAATCATAAAGATATTTTAGATAAAGTAATTAAAACTAAAACAGAAAATAATTCATTTAATACAAGTAAACCTGAAGATAGATACTATCAATATCTTGTTCAAAAATATGGAAGAGATCATGTTTTTAGACAATATAAAGATAATAGATATCCTTTCTCATGTGATTTCTATATTGATTCAGAAGATTTATTTATTGAGTTAAATTTACATTGAACTCATGGAGGTCATTTATATAACTCTGAAAATCTTGAAGATAATATAATTTTAGATATATGGAAAGAAAAAGCTGAACAATCTGAATTTTTTAAAAATGCTATTCACATTTGAACAGTAAAAGATGTTGAAAAATATAATACCTTTATAAAAAACAAGTTAAACTTTAAAATATATTATAATGAAGGTGATTTATATGAATAATTTAATTATTGATTATATAAATAAATGTAAATTGAACGGATTTCCTAATTTTACGTTAGATACGAATATTTTATATAATGAATATAAAAAATTGTGTAATTTAACAGATTTAAAGAATTCTAGTAATACTATAGGTTTAGATATAATTTATCATTATCACCCTTCTTTGTGATTAGCTAATAAAAAAGGAAAAGTTAGTCCTTATGAAGCTTGACATAATGATACGTTATTATGTAGATGTATTGAAAATAGATTAAAATATAAAGGAGATAAATTATATCCTAAAGATATATTAAAAGGATTTAGTATATCAGGAATTGCACCTAAAGTTTCAATTTTCAGACCTTATTTAGCTAAATATATAATTAATAAATATCTAAAAGAATATGATGAAATTTTTGATCCTTTTAGTGGTTATTCTGGAAGATTATTGGGAGCTTCTAGTTTAAATAAGAAATATATAGGACAAGATATAAATCCTATTACTATAAAAGAATCTAATAATCTTATACATAATTTAAATTTGCAGAATATAACTATAACAAATAAAAATTCTTTAGGTTGTAAAGGAAAATATGAATGTTTATTTACATGTCCTCCTTACGGAGAAAAAGAAAATTGGAATATGAGCATAGCGCCTTTTGAATGTGATGAATGAATAGATATCTGCCTAAAGAATTATAAATGTAATAAATATGTTTTTATAGTAGATAAAACAGAAAAGTATAAAAAATACATAGTAGAAGAAATTTCTAATAAATCTCATTTAAATAATGCAAGCAAAGAATATATTTTAGTAATTTAATTTAAAAAAAGAATAAATTAGAACCTCTTCGGAGGTTCTTTTTTTTATGTAATAATTGTATTATAGAATAAATTACTTTAAGGAGGTTTTCATATGGTAAGTGAAGCAATTTTTAACAAAGCAAAATTTGAAGTATTAGGAAATCCTTTAGAAGATGTAGAAAAGGAAATATGTGAATTAAATAATTATAAAAATAGAATTTTAAACTTAATTGAAAATAATATTTTAAATAAAAATAGTTATGCAATTCAACTTCTTTCGAAAAATAAAATAATTGAAATTTTTAAGTACAATCGAATTTATTTTAAAAATTCTAAAGAACGTAATTGCATGATATTTAATGTTTATGAGAAATCAAATAATATTTATGTAGTATGTAAATTTACAAAATCATTTACAACTAATTTATGGAAACCTATAACTTTAAATCGTTTTTTAGAATTATATGATAGATATGAATTTAACCAATTATATCCTAAAAATATAAGAGAAAAATATTTTATGAAATTAGAAGATAAATTAAATTTAATTGAATCTAAATTAGTTAATTTACAAAAAGAATATAAAAGATTATATAAAGAAAAAGAAGAAAAAATTAATTTAGATTTTAATTCAGAAATTAAGAAACATAAAAAATTAGAATCTGAAAATATTATAATTTCAAAAAATAAAAATAGAGTAGATAATATAAAAGAAAAAATATCTATTTATTTAAATTCAATTGAAAAACAAAAGTTAATGAATTGGATAAGTGATAATATTTATAGTATTAGATTATATGCTATAGAAGGTGGAAGAGGTTCAGGAAGACTTTCCTATTATAAAGATTTTGGAAACCAAAAAATAAGAAAACCTGATTTAAATGAAGAAGGTAAACTATTGAAGTCATGTGATTCAGCTAATGGATATATTTCTTTTAAAAATGTTGAAAAAATTCCTGTAGATGTAAAAAACATTTTAGAAAGAATAACTTATAATAGAAATTCTAATGTGAAATCTTTATTTAATAAAAATAGATTAAATGACTTTAATTTCTCTTTATATCTTTTATCTGAATTTAATTCTTATGGATTTAAGTCAGGTATTAGAAATTTAAATAGATTTATAGATAAATCTTTTATTGAAACTTTATAATTCAGCTAAATTATATAGATAATATTCTTAAAAAGGAGATAACTATCTATGTACAATATTGAAGATACTGTTTTTGAATTGTTTGATGATAATTTTATAGATATTAATTATGAAAAAGGAAATTTCTATTTTGAATCTCATATTGATTATGAAGATGCTTTAGATATTTTAGATAAAAATAATATTTCATATACTAAAGATGACAACACTTTAATTATTAGTTTAAATTCTTTAAATGAATCTTTAGGTGATGATTATTCAAATATCGAATTAATTGATAATTTTGAATTTGAAAATCAAATGAAAAATGGATTACCTGGAATTTATCCTTTAAATAAATTTATCAATGCTTTAAATAATATAGGAAAAGATAAATTCAAATGTAGAACTACAAGATTTGGAAAAAATATTTCACTTGCAGACATACAAGATGAAAACTTTAGTTTAGATAGAAATGGATGAACTATTTTTAGAGATTGGGATACATCATTAAAAGGATTTGATGAAGTTTATATATGTATTAAAAATAATGCTATTACAGAAACTTATACTGATGATGAATTAGATAAACTTCAAAAGAAAACTTTTAATCAACAAAAAATTTTAAATATTTATAGAAGAAAAAAATATAGAGATTCTAGATTATTTGCTCACACAAGATGTACTAATTGTGGTAGAGAAAAGAAAGTATTTTTAAGTAATCTTGTAAGTGATCCAGATAAATATGGTTCTTGTATTTGTTCAGATACTAACATTGAATCTAAACTAGATACTATAAATGGTTTATATAAAGGAAATAAAAAATTATCAAGTAATACTTCTGGATATACAGGTGTTTATTTTGTAAGTAAATATAGAGGAGAAGCTTATAATAAATGAAGAGCTTATATAGAAATAGATGGTAAAAGAACTTATTTAGGAGATTTTACTTCAAAAGGAAAAGCTATTAAAGCTAGAAAGAAAGCAGCTCAAAAAGGTATTAAATGATATAAAGAACATAAAAATGACTTTATGAAAGCAAATAGACGTAGAAAAAAGAAATACAGAAAAAATCATAAAACAAATTAAAATGAAGGTAAAAATTCCTTCATTTTTTTTTGTATATTGTATAAATATATAAATATGAAAGGAATAGAATAAAATGTTAAATAGAGATTGTCTTATTGATAGAATTTATATTAATCAAAGTGAAATAGAAGAACTTAATAAAAAGAATGAGGATTTACTTTCTCAAATAAATAAAAATAAAGAAGAAATTAAAAAATTAGAAACTTTAGTAGATGAAGACAAAAAAGATTTGTTACTTCAAATTGAAAATGACGATCCAATTAAAGTTAATGATATAATTGCTCAAAGATTTCATAGAACTAATGTAGGATATACTGATGAAAAAGAATTAATTAATTACTTAAAAGAAAAGAATTATTCAAGTTTTATAAAACAAAAAATTACTGAATCTTTAGATAAAAATCCTTTAAAGAAAGAAATTAAAAATAATGAATCTTTTAAAGAAGAATTAAAGAATTTTATTATAAATGAAGTTGTTGATTATGTAGTAGTAACTACAAAAGAAAATTATGAAAAGATATTAGAGCATATTAATAAATAAAAATATTTTAACTTTATTTAAATAATGCTTTATTTGCTTTTAAACGTTATTTTATTAAATAGTAAATAAAAAATTATTATACTAAAAATAAACCTTGATTTAAAAGCGAAAATGATATATTAAAATAAGAGGGTTAACAATGTTAAAATTTAAATTATTAGCTGGAATAAATTATGAAGAAAAAGAGATAATTATATTTGAGGTTGAAGTTAGAAAGAACCAAAAAGGTAATAATGAATTTTCAATGTGTGCTTCTGTAGGTAAATTAATTAACTGTAATGACTTTAGACTTAATGACTGTATTTCCTACTTCGATGATTGTGGATTTGAATGGGATAAGTATTGTTCAGAAGCACACCCTGAAATTGATTTAGAATGTGCAAATTTTGATGATAACATTAAAAAACAATTAATGCAAGAAATTGTGGATCAAAACTATGAAGGTAAATATTATAAAGCAATTTGTGATTGTAGTTGCACCGATTATGAATTTGAAAATGAAGAGGGTATCTTTAATTTTGAAACTGTATCTTGTGGTCAATGTTTAGAAGACTATGTTGGTCATTTTGCAACAATGAATGAGTATACTGATTGGTTGTATACTGTATGGAGAGAGTATCATTTAAAAGAAATTTCTGATTCATTATATGAAGCAATTGAATATACTTATCTAAGAGAATTCAGTGATTATGAAATAAAGCCAATTATTGAAGAATTATTTATTTAGGAATTTAAGTTATGAAATTACGTGAATATTTTAATAAAAAATTAAATAAAGATTTATATATCTCTTTATATAATAAATATAATTCTAGATTTTACGGAAATTTTTTATATAATATTGAATCTTTAAATCCTTATTTAGATTACACAATAGATGAAGAATTTACAAATATAAATAATTTTATTTTAAAAATAAAATTAATTGATTATGAATATCCTTTAGGTTTGGACAGCATGATTAAATACAACTATATTAAAACGAAAGAAAGTGATCAAAATGATTCTAAAAGACTTATTACAAAAAATAAAAAAAGGTAAATTAGAAATATACTTATTTACTAATTATCAGGGATACATAGAAGTTATAGATACAAATGAATATAAAAAACATTTTGAACTAGAGTCTTTTAATATTTAAGTGATTTAGAAATAAAATGCATTCAAGTAAAATTAGAAACATCTCTTTTTGATGAATATGAAGAAATTAATACTCCTATATTGGATGTAACTTTAGTAGAGTAAAAGGATGATATATTATGTTACTTATTTTAAAGAAAGATTTTTTAAGAGAAGAAATTAATTTTTATGATATTGATGGTTTTATAGAAGAATTAATATCTGAAATAGATTTATATCCTTCTAAATATGATAATTTAGATTATTATATTTATGATGTTTTTGAATTTATATATGGAAATCGATACTCTAAATATTTAAATTATTATAGTAATAAAAATGAAATTATATCTGAATTAAAGGATTTAATTTTAGTATATTGTGCAGAAAAAAATAAATTAGATTATTTAAAAAGATTAATCTTATTAGGAAGAAATGTAAAGGAGTTATTAAATGATATATTATAAATTAGAAGATGCTATCAGAAAAGCTTTAAAAGGAAAACAATTTGGTAATAATAAAATTATAGTTGAAACAAATCAGTTAGGAGAAATATTTATAACTGATTGTGCAGAAGATATTCCTGAAGTAGAAGAATTAAAAAATAAGATAATAGATTTAGAAGATTATATAGAAGAATTAGAAGAAACAATAAGTGAGGTTAGTTGTTAATTATGAAAAAGAAAGTTAGAGATTGTACTGTAAATGAATTAGAAGAATATTTTATTAAAAAATTCGATATTACACCAACTCATATTGATGCTTATATATATGATGTTAGATTCTTCACGATTAAAGAGGATGTAGATAGAAGTAAACATCCGAGATATTCGATATGGAAAGATGAAGAAATTGAGGTATCTTAAATGAATTCTATATTAAAACCTTGTCCTTTCTGCAATAGTGATAAAATAGAATATAGTATTAAAACAGCTTCTAGTGGTAACAAGGCAGGTTATAATTGTCAATTCTACTGTAAGCATTGTCATACTTATGGTCCTAGAGTGAGAACTAAGAAAGTATCTTATTATGATTATAAGGGAAGATATTCTATTGAAACAGATGGAGAAATAAAAGAACAAGCAAGAATATTGTGAAATCAAAGAGGAGGTAAATAAAAATGCCAAAGCTAGTTAGAGATTCAATACCTTTATTCATTGAAGCTTCAGGTAAAAAGTGTAAATTTAGATTATTAGATAGACCAGAACATAAGCATTATCTAAAATTAAAGTTAGAAGAAGAATGTAAAGAGTTAATGGCTGAATTGGATTCTTCAAATATAAAAAATATAAAAGAAGAAATGGCAGATGTTTTAGAAGTTATTGAAGCTCTTTGTTGGATATGGGATATAGATGATAAAGAGGTTAAGAGGCTACAAACTCTAAAAGGATTTGATAAGGGATCGTTTAGAAATGGAATTCTTCTTGAGGAGGTATATGATGACTAATACTGAATTAGAAGCAGATAAACTTCATTATTTATTAAAAATTACTAAATGTAAAGATATAGGAGAGTTAGTTGGTTTTGTAATATATTTATTAGAAAATTTAAGAGACTTTCAATCAGTTAAGGGTTTATTAAGTCCTTTATTATTTGAACTAGAACCAGATGTAAAAGAGGAAAGATATAATTTATTTATTCAAATACATCCAGCATATAGAATAGATAGTAAAGAATATATTCAAATTGGTAATGTAAATAAGAAGGAATTAAGTCAACTAGAAAAAATATTTATATTAATTCCCAAACAACCTTATATAAAAATCGGGAGGTAAAGTATTATGATCTATGGAAATCAAGAAGTAGTAGACAAAAAAATTAATGCACTTAAAGATTTGACTACCGATAAGTTAATAACTGAATTATCAGTTATTCATATTAGTTTAGATAGAAATGAGGCTAACAGAAAGAATTGTAAAAGTGATTTTTCCTATTGGTCTTATGTAGCTGAGGCCGAGGAACTAAATGCTGTTAAAGATTATATTGAGGATAGAATACAAACATATTTAATTAATAATAATGCAAAAACTATTACCAAGGCACAAGCAGCTGAAGAGAGATTGAATATAATTATATGTAAAAAGAATGAAGTAGTTAACAATTTAAATGAATATAAACCTAACGGTTATAAAAGAATAATTGAATTTATAAATAAAATATTTTCTGAGGAGTAATACTTATGAAAAATAATGAAATTAAATTTAAAGCTAGAATAATTAAAACTGGTGAAGTAGTACAGATAACAGGTTTAGATTTACTTCATGGAACTTGGATTGGTCATAAAGATCGTTATGGTGATTTCAGTGAGATACAGCTACTTCAATATACTGGAATGAAAGATGATGATGGCAAAGATATTTATGAAGGAGATAAGGTTGCTTATATCACAGGATTAGAAAATTATCCAAGCACACAAGAAGTTCATGTAGCAGAGGTAATCTATAAAGATGCAAAATATTATCCATTAAATAATGTAGATATAATTTCAGTTTTAATAATAAGCGATAAGGATTATGATGATTTTGTAAAAGGAAAAATTATTACATTCCTATCATTACATTAGGAGGTAATATAGTGGGAAAAGAACATTTATTAGAGACTAGTGAATACTTTAATTATATAAAGACGGAAATATGTAATGGAATAGAATTTGAAATTTATTTAGATGATTATGGTATGAGTTTTGTATTAGCATATAAACATCCTTTAACTAATGAAATTCGTGAATGGGGTTGTGGAACATGTAATGATTATCATTGGGATATGGAAGATATTGCGGAATATTTAAATTCACTTATCCAAAAGAATGAAGGTGTGAATAATGACTAATAAAATATTTACATTTGAATATACTGCTTTATTAAGTTATGTTATATCAATATTTGTATTTGTTCTAATATTTTGTTTTGGTTCATATGTATTTGAATTGAATACTGAGGTATTAACAAAAATAGTACATTGTTATACAAAATTAATTATTTTTAGTTTTATACCTTACACAATATTGTATATTATAAAAAGTAATAAATGTATGATTATGAATATAAATCTGTTTCAGGAGGTTGAATAAAATGCCTTATTTTTATAGAAATCATTTAAATGGTAATATCTATTCAAGAGATTATGAATTAGAGTATGATGAGTTGTATTGTGAGACTTGTGGAGATTCAGATGATTATTTAGGTTATTTTGAAACTGAAGCAGAGGCATATGAATATTTAAATGATGATCTGGAGGAAGATATTCCAGATTCATTATTTTATGAAGTTGCAACTAAAGAATTTAAATTTAAAAATTATAGTGATATTGATTACTGACACCAAACTGATTATATTGAAATAATTGAAAGTCATCTTAGTGATGTATATATTCTGAAATTTGCCAAGAATGTTAAGGATCAATGGTATTTCTTCAATGTATCATTTACTGAACTAGATAAAAAATTACTAGGTATAGATTCAATTATAGAAAATTTATGTTATCAAAATAATATTAAATTTGAGAATGTTTGGTATGGTAAAAATCAAGAGGGCGATTATAAATGGTTCTTAAGACAAGTTCAAATACCTAATTCTAAATATGAAGATATATTTAATAAGGTTGTGACTTCAAATGAAGAGTTAGCTTAAATGTCCACTAAAAAGAAAATCATGTAAAGGATGTAAATTCTTATCTAAGATAACTAGAAAACCTTTTAAATATTGAGCTTGCACATATTAATGGTAAGAGGAGTTGAAAAGAAATGAAAAACATTCAAGCAGGAAAGATGTTATTTATAATTACCATATTTGTAATTCCTTTAGTGCCAATATTAATTATATCAGATATTAATAATTGGTTATTTTTAGTTTTATTTGTTTTATATATCACAGCAGTTTTATTAATATTTAAATTTTTAGGTAATAAAATATCGGATTTTATAATAGGTAATGATAGAAGGGAATAAAGTAATATGACACCAAGAGAAGAACAAGTTATACTCGAATTAACAGAAAAATGTTATAAGTCAAATCTAATGGCTCTACGTTTAAATTTATTACATACTAAACCTACTGTGATTAGCCAATTCTATTCAGAAGAAGAATTGATTATGATATTCGGAAGTAGAGAAAAATATGAAGAATATTTAAAGTTAGGAGAAAAATAATGACTAAAGAAGATTTATTAAAATTAGAACAATATGAAATTGAAGATGAAACTTTAAAAAGACTTGTTTATAAAGCTGTAAGAGATTTAAAAAATCAAAACACTTCTACAGAAATAAATGGTGAAACAAGTGATGGTTATCATACATTCAATGAATTATATGAACATAGAACAAAGCTATTTGCTTGCTTATGTAATGAATATCCAACACTTTCTTATAAAGCAAAGAAGCACGCTGATGGAACTGGATATGATGACATGTTCTTAGCAAGTATTAAAACTCCACAAGGAGATTACAGTTATCATTGTGATATGAAGTATTGGGATTTATTTAAGATTGAAGTAAGAGAATTTGCAGAACCTTGGGATGGACATAAGCCAGGTGATATTGATAGATTATTCAGTTTATATAGTAGCTTCATAAATAGTTATTTGACGAGGTCAAATTAAGTATGACTAGAGAAAAAGCACTAGAGGTAGTTAGTCTATTAACCACTTTAGAAGGAACAGAAAGATTTAGAGATTGGATAGAGGATGCTTTTACTGATCCGGATATAGATTGTAGTCAATGTTTATTAGATAAGATTTTAAAATTGGTAGATGATGAAATTGCATGTTTACTTAAGCAATTAGATAAAATGTAGAGAGGATTTGATTATTGTGTGATGTAATTATTATTTGAAATATAAAGTTAATTCAAAAGAAGAATATATTAATTTACTTCATATCTTAGAAAAACAAGATCATTTCTTTCTTGATAGAAATGAAACTATCATAGAATTAACTAATGGTTATGTCTTCCAAAGAACTTACTATAAGAATCTTGAAGATATTGATTTTTACTTTGAATTACACATAGGTAAATCTTCATATGGATGGAAGTTCAGTTTATGTATCTACCCTGAATTAGGTATTAATAATTTGGATGATTGGAAGAGAGTATTTCAGCAATTTGATATTTATGATGAATATGATAAAGTAATATCATCTGAGGAAATGTTATTAACAATAACAGAAAGAAAATCAGATGGCATTGGATTATTTTCTCATGATGATAGACGTCATACAAGAGGTGGCGAAACCTATGATTTAACTTTAAAGTGGAATTATTCTTAAGATAAGAGGTGTTGGGAATGGAATTGAAATATGATAGATATCACAATTATAAATATAGAGCCTGGTTAGTAGATCATAAATTTATGTGTACTCCAGACTTAATTGACTTTAATAATATGAGAATCAAATTTGACAGTGAATGGTATGATCAAGATGATTTCATATTAATGCAGACTACAAACCGTTTAACCTCAGATGGAAGAGAAGTATTTGAGGATGATATAGTTGCATTTATTACAGAAGATGATTCTAAAATTGTAAGAGTAATTAATAGAGTGGATTTTTCACGTAGATTCTGGTTTGTAGAAGGTTATCGTGCTTTAACTGTATTAGGTAATATCCACGAAAACCCAGAACTATTAGACAAATATAACATCATAAGACCTAGTCTAATATTTAAGGAGAAGAAATAATGTTAAAACTTAGAGATAATGAAATCATGTATTTACTCAAGTAATTATATAAAAGGTAGAAAAAGAAAAAATATGGAAACAACAAAGATTAAACAAAAAGGTAAGGAAGCTATAAAATTATTAAATCAATTAGTAGAAGAGTTACCAGAAGAAGATGAAGTATGCATAAGATGTTATATAAAGAAAGATGTATATAATAGTACTTGGTTCCAAGAATTTCTACAACAGATTGAAGAATTAGGAATAAAAGTAAAGGAGTAATAATAATGATATTCAAAGAAGCATATTTAAGAATGTTAGAAGGATGTAAAATAAAAAGACCTTGTTTCAAAGGATACTGGTATATAGATGGAGTAAATGGTAAGTTAACTATTAAACTACAAAGCGGACAACAAATAACAGAAGGAAGTCTAGATCTAACTGTAAAGAATTGTTTAGCAGAAGATTGGGAAGTAGTAATAGAAGAACCAAAAGTCAGATCAGTAAATAAATTGGATAAGATATTTGATATATCACTGGATAAATATATTACTGTAACAGAAGGAAATGAAAGCACAGGTAATCTAAATCCATTTGCGATAAGGGATAAGGTAGAATAATATCTACTAAGGTAAACAACTTAAACAGGAGAAAAACATTATGCCATATCTTAAATTAAAACCAAGAAGTAATTGAAGATATAATTTAAATGATATAGTAATTCCAAATACAATTCCAAATATAAATAAAGAAGTAATAGTAAATAAAGAAGTAAAATGTACTATAACTAATGTAAGAATAGAAGAAAATAAAATAGTAGGAGATAGTAACTTAGGAAAAGTAATATTAGCAAATAATATAGATAAAGAAGATAGTGTTATAGAAATAATATAAAAAATAGATTCATATTATAAAATTTATAAAAAATTAGCTGAATTTTTGATGGGTTGGGTCGAAAATATATCGATACAAAGCAACAAAATTTTTTGAACGAAAAGTCAATTTCCTATATACTTATGTATAATAATATGCCATATAAGCAGAATTAGGTCAAGTGAGTAACGATTTCATAATATTATATATAAAAAAGACTGTAACTTTTATTTATTACAGTCTTTTTCTTTTTATTTTATTTAATTTAAAATAAACTTTATTTGATTTTTCTTTAATTTTTAAAATAAAGTTAGTTTGTACTTCACTTTTTACCAGTGGGGAGGAAAATAAAATTTTGTTAAAATAGAAAAAACAAAATTTTATTTATTTTAAGCGTATATATTAAGACTAAAAATAATAATAATGAACCATATAAACTTTTATTCAGCTAAATTATAATGTAATTATAATTTAGGTTATGCTAGAACCTAATTAGTTATAATAATAAAATAAAAAGCATAAAAAAAGGAGAAATTAAATAATATGGAAAATAATAAGAATGGTTTATCCATTATAGAAGCTTTTATGGCTTTAGAAGATTTAGATGATTTATATGAAAGCAAATCTTTTTCTTTAAATGATAAAGAAGAAGTAGAACAAGCTCAAGAATATAAATCAGAAATTGATAGTCAACAAAAAGAAACTGAACTTCAAGTAATTGATGTAGATGCTGACTCTCTAGAACACCTTAAGGACAATAAAGGGTATATTGGTCAAGCTATTATACAATGTAATGCTTGTAAGGCTACTCGCTTTATTGATCTTGAAAATTTAGAGTCTTCTGAGTCTGACAATGAATTATACAATATTGGAGAAGAATGTCCTTATTGTCATTCTGATTTTACTGGTTACTCTTTAATTGGGCAAGTAGGTAAAATGGTTGAAGAAGAACCTGAAATTGATAATGATGAGAAGGTTGATGATGAGCCTTCTATTGAAAATGATGTAGAAGATGAAATTGAACCTGAGGATACTCTTGAAGATACTGAAGAGGATCAAGAGGAGGAACAAGAATCTTCCGACAACCTTTTTGATGAAGATGAAGAACAAGATTACATGGAAACAGATCTTGAAGATGATACAGAAGAAGATAACTTAAGTGAATCTTTCGGAACTGTTTATGATCAAGATGATGTAGAATGGGACGATACAGAAGAATATACACCAATTCATGAAGATATCAAAGAAGATGTTCTTGAAAATGTGGATCTAGATTATGAAGAAGATAAAATTATAATTGAAGAAATTGAAGATATTAAAGAATATACTCTTGGAGAATATATTAAAGATGTTTTTATCCAACCAAGTAAATTAAAAGAAATTATCATTAAAGACTCTTTTAATAATAATATTTTATTTAAAGGTGATTATGATGATTTAAATAAAGATCTTTTAGATTCTACTTTAGTTACTTTTGAAACATGTGGGGATAAGTTAGTTGTTAATGTTGATAAGTCTGAAAATGATCCGAACAGATACTTCAATTATTTAGTTGGCAGATATTGTACTAATAAAGACTTTGTTGAAGTTTATGATGTAGCAAGTACAGATTTATTAGCTGCAGGATCTATTAATAATGTTATTAATTTTGTTCAACACTATACAGTAGTTGGTATAGAGACTCCAAAATATATTGAAATCAAAATTTTAAACAATTCAAATATTAAAGTATTAAATGAAGCTAAAGAGGATCTAAGTGATGAGGATCTTTTAATTCATGAAATTATTAACAAGAATGGTGGAGAAGTTTACAAAATCTTCCGACCAGGTACATGGGAAAATGTTTTAACAAACAATATCAAGAATGGTGAAGAGTTAGATCATGTATTTAATTCCTTAATATTACCTCTTAAAGATGAAGTATTAGTTAGATTATTCAAAGATGTTACTGGTTACTTAGATGATGTAGATGAAGCTTTAAACAAACTCGGAATGAAACTTCAAGAATCAAATGTAGTATTCAAAGATAAAAAAGAAGTTAAAGAAGATTATGAATATCATCTTTTAAATGATCTTATAAATAAATATAGATATGAATATAATAAAGATAATCATGAAGATATTTGGTTTGATATTGTCTCTGATTATGATTCAGAAGAATTAGCTAATGATGTTTTAGCTGCTTTAGAAGATGATTTTGATGGACATGAATTACTTGATAATGATATTTTCGAAGAAGAAATGAACGATAAAATTGATGAAGACTATGAACCATTATTAAGAGTTGAATATGTTTATTGGTTTGATGAAGAAGGTAATTATGGTACTTCTACTACATATACTGATTTAGAAAGCTGTAAGAATGCTTGTATTGATAATAATGGATATTCTGTAGAAAAACAAGTTACAGAGATTGATGAAGAAGGAAATCCGATTTCAGATATGGAAGCTAGTGAAATTTGGTTTAATCCAGATCATGATCCTTCACGTGCTGGAGACGATGTACTTGAAGAATTAGATCAAAATAAAGAACAAGAAGTAATTTCAGAGGAACATTTTTTAGTTTCCGACAAATTAGGTAAAAAAGAAGTAGAAACTATATTTGAATGTAAAGATAGAAAAGAATTATCTGAGAGAATTACAGAAGCTAGAAATAATAAACAACCATATAAGGTTCAAAGATCAGATAAAGAAGGATATAGATACACAGTTATCCTTGAAAGTAATTCTTTAGTTAAAACTTCTTCAAATGTTACTAAAACAATTTCAGATGAAGATAAAGAAATTGTAAAAAAGATTTGCAGAATTTCAAAAGATATTTGTGATTCAATTGAAAATCATTATAATATTGAAGTTGATCCGAGATTTGTAGTTTCAGATATTATTCAGGATCTAAGATTAATTTCAGGAGATTTAGATGTTAATGAATTAGAATCTACTCCTCTTAACCAACTTACTTCATATTTATATAAAGCATATGATGGATTTAGTCAATATGTACATGATACATTCAATGTTAGAAGAGATAGAGCAAGAGAGTTATCTATGGCGTTAAAAGCTTTAGACTCAGAACAATTTACTCCTCAAGCAATAGATAATAAAATTAATTCTAGAGAATTCTTATTAGCAGTTAAAAATGGTCAAATAGATTATGTAGAACCAAATTTATTAGAATCATATTTAGTATTAGACAGAAATGAGTTTGATAATTTAATTAATGAATACTTTGATTCAATTGAAGATGATAAAACAAGATTATATAAAACTTCAGAAGTTAACTTAGAAGAAGATATTATTTCAGTTAAAGGAATTTTAGTAGAAGAAGATCTAGAAAAGATTATTTCATTTACATTATGTCCAACAAATAAGTTAGATGAAAATTATACTACAGAGTGTGATTATAAAGTATTTAATGATTTAAATGATGATGTGTTCGGAATAACATTATAACATGAAAAATACAGACACAGGACTTTTATTAAATAAGAAAGACATTAGTTTACATAGGACTTGGTTTGAACAGATGACCAAGCTCCTTGGACTTAATGTCATTTATAGATCTCCTAAAGATTCAAAACAGTATGATTCTTATGGAGAGTTAGATACTTTATATAATCCACCAGAAATTGTCGGATGTATCTATGATGATCATCCGACACAACAAACAATGAAGAAGTTAAGATGAAATGCTGAACTTCTTCAAGGAAATCCGATCATTCATGTCCCTTATGATTTAGACAAACTTCAAGTAGGATGTTTATTTATAATTCCTAGTGCTTTAGATAATTCTGAAGGACGTGTATTTAAAGTTGTTAGGATGTCTACTATTTCAATTTATCCAGCATCTATAACATGTGAGATCGGACCAGTATTAGAAAATGAATTTGAACCAAGTCAATTACATGATTTCAAAACTACTGATTTTAATTTACTAACTGATTGGAGAGACGAAGATGAATAAAATATTAAATGAAGCTACAGCTCAAAATAACTTTAAAACTGTAAGTGAATTAGATACTTATTTACAAGAAAATAAAATTTTAACTGGAAGCATAACAGATATAAGCTCCGATGATTTTAAAAAATGAAATGATTTGTACAATAAATCATTAACTGAAATTAAGTCGGATCCAAACGTGAAGTATGCTAAAATAGCAATTGCTAAAGATAAAACAGTTTCTCATGAAGGAGATGAGTTTACAACTACTGATTCTAATAAACCAGTGTATGTTGTAATGACTGGAGAAACAACAGGTGATAGACAAAAAAGAAAAGCTATATTTTGAGGTCCTACAACAACCATACAACCAAAAGATATTTCTTTTACAGAAGATCCTAATAAAGCTTCTATATTCAAAGATGAAGATGTTAAAATGATCAACAATGGATTGCTAAAAGCTTTACAAATTAAAGATGGGAAAACATTTGTAAAATATGGGAATATAAAAGATCTTCAATTACAACAAGACTTAGCTAGACAAACAAATGTTTCAAATTATATTTTAAAATGTTTCTGATTAAAATTTACAAATAAGAGTTTAGGTTTGGATGAAGACTTAAGTCAAGATTTTCCAGTTTTACAAACTTTCAATAGAGACATAACTTCATTTATAAAAAATAATAATGGGTTATGTACAAAAGAAAATAGTTTATATCATTTAATAAATTGGAGTCAGTCAACAGAAGAGTTAAGAAAGGTATTCACTTTAGATTCAACTGGAGAAAAGAGATTTAACTTTTTAAAACAACATATTGCAGAAGGACTATTTAAATGGAATGAATTAGTAAGTGATGAAGCTTCTAATAAATTAATTTTAGAATTAGTAAAACATCCTTCTTATTATGAAACTTATACTACAATAAAAGATGTAGAAGAAATGTTAAATAAATTTAATAAGTTAAGAAACACAAATGCTGATAAGATTAAAAACTCTGTAATGAGAAAGTTAGCTCAAGATTATAAAACTATTAGATTAGCTAGAAATATTATTTTAAAACCAAGTTCTAGTGATATAGATTTAAACCAAGTTCTTAATGGAGAGACAGATATTGCTTTATCTAAAATCACTTTAAGTACTGAAGGAGTTACAGTAAGAAAGATTGAAGAAGTAGAAAAATTATTTAACTTCTTAAGTAATACAACTGGTCAACCTAAAAAAGATCCTGAAGAAACAGGATCAATAAACTTAGTATGTACCTTAAATGGTAAGCAAGCAAGTTTCGGACTTGAGATAAATGAAGAAGATAATTATGAGAATAAAAATCCTTTTACAATAACAGCTAAAGAAAAGAATTCAGTTCTTACCATGGGAATTTCCGAAGATGATGAGGCAGACATCTTAATCAATTCTTTAAAAAAATCTAAAGTAAAAACTGAATTAAGTAAATACTTTGAATTAAAAGATGATAAAGTTATTCTAAAAGTACAGTCATTAAGAATAGAAGAAATAGAAATAGATACTGAAGCTGAAGAAAAAGTTATCGTTAGAATTGAAATAGATGATGTCGTAGAGTTCGGAGAAGAAGTTCCAAAAGAAGAAGCTGAAGAAGAGTCTACAGACTCTACAGAAGAAGCTGAAGAAGCTGAAGAAGAGTCTGAAGAAGATATTACTTATGCTAGTGAAACAGTAGATTCATGGGAAGGAACAAAAGAATATAAGAAAGAAGAATTTGTTGAAAAAGCTAAAAAAGCTGGTTTGAAAAATAATACTGAATTCGAAACTTATTTACGTTCTTTAAAGAAAGATGAAGTAGAAAACTTATTTAAATACGGAAATTATAAAATAGATGGAGCTATTTTTAAGACATTTAAAAAAGTTTTAAATATAGAATAAATGGACTTGAAAAAGTCCATTTTTTATTTTATAATATAATTAAATAATAAATTTTAAAAGGATTATAAAATAATAGCTCATATTTGATATCAAATTGCTTAAATAACAAACTTTAAAGTAAGTCTTTAATAAATACTCATTCTTTAAAATAAAATTAATTTAAAGAGAGATTTTTAATTATGAGCTGATATATTAATTAAGATGATATAACTTAATACTTAAGATTATATTATATCATAATTAAAAATAGATTATTTAATAATTGATATTATCTTAAATAATTTTCAATACTATATCATCTCATCTTGCAGATGATGTGTAATAATATTGCATATGAGCTGCGTGATGTTTGCAATTATAGATTTAATCTTTCACTAAAGTAAATATCTTGTTCCTTACCTATCACCTTGCTTGGGTCGACAAAAAATAGTAATTATATTATATATGAAATATATAATATAATTGTTGTTTTTTGTTTATCTCTTGTAAAGAGATAATTATATTAAGCGATAATATATAGGCTTAATTACTTTAATTAAGGGTTAATATTAAACGTATATATTAAAGGTTAATTAAAAAGAAGAATATATATTACATATATATCCTCCCAAAAAGTAGTTTGATTTATGGTTTTGAATATTTTATTTAATTCCTTTATAATAAAAGATGTAAATTTTAAAAACAATATATAACATAAAAGGATGGTAATTAAAATATGAAACATGAAGATTTAGAAATTTTTAAAGTAGATTATAGAAATGAATTTGGAGATAGTTTTACTTCATGTAGAGAGTTTTATTCAAATTTAGAAGATGCTAGAGCAAGAGTTCAAAATATAATATCACAACCATGTCTTTCATCTAGTTATTCTGCAATTGCAATTATGAATGAAAACCATGAAGATTTAGAGCTTTATATCTATAATTCTGCAACAGATACTTGGGAAAATGATTAAGATTAAATTTATTTAGCTCATATTTGATATCTAAAAGCTTTTATAATCAATTTAAATTTAAATCATAAGTATTTGTTCATGTTTAAAATTAAAATCGATTTAAAGAGCTAAATAAATTTTTGTATTTGGGTTAGAAAACATTAACCATTTATATTATAATTAAGGTGTAAATAAGATAAACAGGAGGATAATTAATATGACAAAAGATCAAATCTTATTAGCATTAGCAAACGTTAAGAAAGGACGTTACATTTCATTAAAGAAAGTAAAAGATTATGGTAAAGGAGTTACAAAAGAATCTGATTTAGTAATTAGATTAGGTGTTAATTATGCTAACATGGCAATCAATAAAGATCGCCAAACACCTATTCAAAGTCTACCTTGGGGAAGTTGGGTACCTGGTTTAGAAAATTTGGTCATTGAACACAAAGGTAATTATTATTTAAGAGTAGCGTCAAGTTATTCAAGCAATAATAAATCAACGTATTATTTAGATGGTGTTCAAATCACTAAAGAAGATGCTATTGGAATTATTGGAGAAAAGAAATTAAAGAGTGGAAACCCTGATGTTTATAATATTAAATTTGAAAATATTTTAAGTATTGGTGTAGAAATTTAATAAAAAGTAAGTTATAATATAGATGTAAGTTTTAAGTACTTTACTTTAACCTAATTAAAAAAAAATAAACATTTATATGGGTTAGTAAAGTACTTAAAAATATCTTATAATAATAAATGTAAAAGTTATTCAAAGCAAAAAATATTAAAAATTAGGAGGAAAGTATATGAATAAGTTTGCAGAAGTTTTAGGAAGAGAAGTAGTAGAAGTTGAGAAGTTAGATTTAAATCAACTAGAGGAAAGCATTGAAAATCCTTATAAAGGAACATTAGAAGAGATTATTGAATTAGTTCAAAATGATCAATTAGTTGGTTTATATTCAGGTGGCAATTTAATAGGTCTTAATATGATTACTAATAAGTCTTATTTAGAAGATCAAATTCTTCAAAGACATTTTAGTAGAGCTTATTGGGGTAAGCCTGTAATGAAGTGGTTTGAAGTTGCAATTAATTTAAAGGAAGCTTCAATTAATAAGGTTAAGGTAGTTAGAGGAGATATTTTAGTAGCTGCTGAAGATAAGGTTGCATTTGATTTAAAAGGTAATGAATTAGCAAATACTTTAAATATGGATTTAATATCAACTGAAGCTAATGAATTAGTTTTAAGTGGATTAGCAGTAGATAAGATGACTGAAAGAGGACTTAATAGATTAGCAAATGATATTAAAGCACTTGATGATCAACCTAGTGAAATTGAAATTGAATTAGGTAGTGAAGATGCTGAATTAGCTGAAGATAATCCAAAGAGATATTTAAAGAAAAAGTATCAACGTTGCTTAGCTAGAGGTACAAATCCTACATTAAGTAGAACTGAAACTCATATTAAGATTTCAGATATTCAATGGGGAAGAAAGCTTACTTTAGATGAATATAATGAATTCATTGACAAGTATTATAACAATTAATTAAAATAAAGAATTTAAGTGGGTTTGAATAACCCACTTAATTATTCTATAATTAAGGTGTAAGATGTAGGAAAGGAGATAATTAATTATTTTATAATTTGTAGTAACATTAAATAGTTTGCAGAGTATGAAAAAGTTAATTAAATAAGGGAAAATGACATTAAATGATGTAAGAAGATGTTTTGAAAAAGAAGCCGAATTATTAGGAGATTATAAGGCAATTTCAAAAACAGATTTAGCAAATGGTTATTGTGATGCTGAAGAAGCAGGAAATGAATTATTACGTAGTCGTTATTGGGGAGCTTTAATGTTACGTTATTGGGGATGGATATTTAAATGGCAAAAAGAATCTTTAAGTTTAAATTTAGATCCATTAGATTTTGTTAATTGGTTACATGATTCTTTAAGTGATGCTTTCTACTACAGAGGTTGGAGATTTGAATATAAAGCTGTAGTTAAAAATGGAAAGTTTGTAGAATGGAAATTAGATGAAAATGGAAATAGAATTCCAAATCCTAACTATTATCTATTAGATGAGAATGCTCCAGACAAGAATATTAATTTCTTTCTTGGAGCTAGAAGAGCTAAAGAGTACCAAGCTACTAATAAACAAATTAGAAAAGGTAATTACCAAACAATTAGACTAGATAAAGAGATTGAAGAAAATGGAGACTCAATTCTACAATATGCTGGTTTATATGTAGATGGTCCTTCTATTTCTCCTGTAAGAAGTTTAATTCAAGATTTAATAGTTTCAGGTAAAGAAATTGAAGCAATCATTATAGATGGTATAGCTTTAGGAGATTCTTTTAAAGAAACTAAAAGTACTAATTACATTGAAGTATTCGATGAAGATGGAAATAAAGTTAAAGAGAAATGTTATAATTATTCTACTTCATTCGATCCTAAAAGATTGGTTAAGTATTTAAATTCTATAAATCAAGAATTTATGTTAAATCATTTCTGTAAGTGTTATAAATTAAGTGATAATGAAGGAATTAAATTATTGAATCATTTAAAGAGCTTAAAGAATCCTCAATTATATAAATATATCGAAAGTACATTAAATGATTTAAGACAAAATAAAGAGCTAATAAGCAGCTTATTTTAATTATAATGCATTTGATTTATAGCTATATTTAATATATAATTTAATTGAAATAAAATAAAAAGGAGATATAAAAATATGTTATATGGAATTAAATATCAAGAAGTAATTATTGGAGTAGTAGATACTAAAGAAGCTCAAGGAGAATCAATTAAAACTTCTATTCAAGGAATTGCAAATGAAATTTTAGATAGATCAGATGATTTTTATGAAGCTTATGATGAAATTCAAGATGAAGTAGAAAAATTAGGATATTCATTATTAAGTATCGATATAATTGATCTTGACAAATAAAAGAGGTTATAAACCTCTTTTATTTTTTTTTATTTGGTTTTGATTAAGATGTCTTTTTATATTATAATTAATGTGTAATTAAGGAGGAATACAGTTATGAAAATTACAACAGAATTTAATCTTGGTCAACAGGTATACATTTTAAATAGAGATAATTTATATGACCCTATAATAAAAGTTGAGGTTAGAAGTATTTCAATTGACAGAACATCAATTAGTTATCATGTATATACTAGATATGGGGATTATGAAAGAGATACTGATGAGATATTTACAACATTCGAAGAAGCTAAGAAAGCACTTATAGAACAAATATCTGAATTGGAGGAGAGTAAATATGCGTAAGATTAATTTAGGTAAATATGGTTTTGTAAGAAATTCATCTTATGATTTTGCTGATGATGGGAATTACTTCAAAGGTTATGTAATTCACGGTATAGTATTTAGTTACCTACGTTCAGGTAATAGATTATATTTGTCTGGTAGAGGAGATAGAATAGGAGCAAAAACTTTAAATTGGGAAGAATATTCAAAGTTACCTTCTCATAGAGAACTCGATAAATTAAATGGGGTAGATGTAGATGTATTAACTGAACAAGATTTGTTGGATTTAGCTAATACTGCAAAGAAGTATTCCGAAGAGTTTGAACACTTATTTGATGTATTACCTGATATCCCTAGAGAAGATATCTTATATAAGCTGATGGAAATTAGGGCTAAGAGAAGCAGTGAGTATAATGAGTTTTGTAATGCGTTTAATAACTGTGGTGTTAAAGTTCTAAGTTTATCTCAATATGATGTACAAAATCTTCAAAGAACTGAAAATACATTACGTTGCTACAGTGAGATGTCAGATGAGATTCTAGAAAGAACTGCTTACACTATTTGTAAGAGTAAAACTAGTAAAAGACATTTTGTCAACAACACTTACAAATATGATATGGAAGATTCCTATACATTCTTGAATGCTTTAAATATTTTAAATAAATTATTATAATTAAATGGTGTTTAATTTAAATTTAGTTTATTATATAATATAAACGTGATAAAGAAATAGGAGGAAATAGTTATGTTTAAAAATTATAAGGATGATTTATTTGAAGCTCATAACAATATATTCTGTTGGGAATATAAGAAGGTTTGGAATAGCCAAAGTAAGAATTGTAATGTCAATTTAAAAGATTGTGGTTATGACGCATTAGCAGATGAGAAAGCTAAACCATTAACAATAGAAGAGGTTGATAGAGTTAATAAATGGTGGTTAGATAAATATCCGACATTATCTGCAGATGATTTTAAATGGGAAGATACAAGAATTACTGTTCTAGTTGCTGGTATGCCTACCTATCTAAAAATAATAGATGGTATAAAACCTATAGTTCTTCATACAGATAAAATTAAATCTTCAAAGTATAAGATATTAACTCAACCTGAAGCAGCTTTAAAAGCTTTAGAGGAAGCTGGAATTGTTATGCAAAGAAAAGTAAAACGAACAATTAAGTTCGGTAGAATTTATCGTACAGGTGAAATGCAAGATAGTCCACAATATACACTTGAATTACTTCCTAATAATGAAGGAACACAATTAAGATATGTTACAAAGAGTGGTGGGTGGTCTAAAGCATATAGTACAATTGACCCTAAAATAATGTCATTAATATGTGAAGTGGCAATTTATTGGGATGCTGAAGTGAAAAAAGGAAATTATAATTTAGATTAGATGGTTTTGAAAATCATCTTTTTTTATTATATAATATAGGTGTAAAGAAAAATAAGGAAGGTAATTAATTATGGAAGCAAGAGAAGTAACTAATAATTTAATATGTTCAGTAGAAGAAGGTTTTGTAACTTGGGAAGATGTAGCTAGAGCTTGTTTAAGTTATATGTCAGAAGACGATGTTAAAGACATGTGTAGATTAAATGGATTTAATTGCTATACAGATGATGAAGAAGAAGTTAAAGAATCAGAAGAGTTAGTTAACTTATAGACCATTTAAAAGAAGAAGAACAAGAATATTTAATTGTTAAAAAAGAAAAAGCTTTCTTAACATATTTAAAAAGAAAAAGTAAAGTATGTTCTTTAGATAAAGCTGATTTAGCTGACTATTATTATTTATCAGAAAAGTATGATAAAGATTAAAGTATCTTTAATAAGATACTTTTTCTTTTTTAGTTATATATTAAATTGAATATATAAATAATATTAAAGAGGTGTTAATGTGAGTAAATACAAAGGATATAATATACTTAAACATAATACTCAATATATAATTCAAAACGCTTTTAAAGAAGCTATAAATGATTTTAAATATGCTTCAATAAAAGAATGTAAAGGAGTTATAGATAATCTTATAGAGAAACAAAATACTATAAATAATAGATATATGCCTTGTCATAAAAGTAAATATTATTGGGCAGTTATAGATAAAGCTACTCATTTATATGTTCAAAAGGATAATAGGAAGTTACTCTTGTTTAATAAAAGACAAGATTGTTTTAAATGGTGTGAAGACAATAATGCTAAAATAAATGATAAGTCGAAATAATAAACAACCATATAAGGGAGGGTTAAAATTATATGAAACTACAAATTAAGAAACTTCAATTCATAACTTCTTCTGATTTTGATATTTTATCTAAAGAGATTGTAGATAGTTTAAATGGGAATCAATTAAAAAAATTAACAGGAAAGTTTTCTCAATCAGAAGCATTACAAGTTATATTAAATTTATTTGAAGATATAGAATATATAGCTTGTAGTAAGTTAGAAGATTTAGGATATGAAAATGGATCTACTATTGGGTATGGAATCAAAGATGGACATTTCATGGTTAAGTTTAATTCAGGAAAGATTCTATTAGGTGCTGGAGAAACTAATGTTTCAATAGTAGATATTTTAACAGAAGATGTTGGAGAATATGCTGCACCTGATTTTGATCCTATAAAGTATTTCTTTTTAGTCTAGAAATTATTTCTAGACTTTTCTTTTTATTTGGTTTTGAAAGTTATATTTATTTATTATATAATTAAGGTGTAAATAAAGGTAAAGGAGAATATATAATATGCAAACATTTACATTAAATCAACAAATTAATCACAGCAAATTCGGCAAAGGCACAATTACACAAATCGAAGAAAGAGAACATTTCGAACCTGTTCTTCACATTACATTTAATAATCTAGTAAGAAAAGATTTCCATAGCGGAGATATTTACACTATTAGATTTACACCTTCTTCATTAATTAATCATTTAATACAGGAGTAATAATTATGCAAATTAACAAATTAACATGGAGAGAGCTTACTGAGAAAATCAGTGAGCATAACTCTCAAAATAATATTAAGAATCAATATGGAGATTCAAATCCTTTAAAGTGCGTTGTAGTATTCAAAGATGTTGAATCATGGGGTAAAGAATATCCTCTCGAATCAAGATCTTATTCTTTTAGAAGTGATAATAAGTATTTTCTTCCAGATATGATAGGAAGTTCTATATTTGCTAGTAGTCTAGACGATACAGATCCTTGTGTTAGATTAGAACGTTATCTTCCAGAATGGGTTATTGACTATTGTTATATAGAAAACTAACTTGATGGTTTTGAATTTAAATATAATATATTCTATAATTAATTTGTAAATAATTAAAAAGGTAGGTAGTATAATATGGGAAATGAAAAGAGTTATCCAAAGGTAGGAGATAGACTTTACTTATCTCAAAGAACAGGTAATGGTATGATTGATATGGTTCGTCATCCTTACACTGTTATAGGAGTAAATACAAATTGTATATTTATTCAAGAATGTAATTTGATATTTAATGGTCCAAGATATTACGATACATTAGCTGATGATATTGTAGAAGATAAGAATGGTAGAATTAAACAATTATTTTGGAAACCTAAATTTGGATGTTGGGGAACACGAGGAAGAGAAACAGACTATCCTGAGTATGCCACTTTCGGTAGATGGGATTACCAACCATATTTAGATTAATTGGAGGAAATTATATTATGAGAAAACAAACTTTAAAGGATTTCTTATTACATGAAACTGATGCAGGTACATTAGCGGTAGTTGAAGATGGTGGTTGGGTTCAAGGTATAGTATACATTGATCATGAGGATTTATCCCCAACTTCATTACCTGAAAGATTATTAAATCGTGAAATTAAATCAGTTAATTATAGAGATGATTATCGTTTAGCAAAACAAATTATTAGTTGTTATGTAATTAGTATCAAATAAAATAAAGGAGAAATAGTTATGAGTACATATATGGAATTAGGTAAGCTATTAGGAGTAGATAATTTTTCATTACACTTAATAGATGAAATAGATAAGGTAGATGGACTGATAAAGAATAATACCTCTTCTTTATCTAAAACAGAATTAAGAGAGAAAAAAGAAGAATTAAATAAAATTAGAAACTATTATATGAACTGATTAGAAAATAATAAAAATTAATTGTATATTATATTGAAGTAGAAAAATACTTCTTGAAATATTAGTTACCTCCTAAACACACGTTTCAAAATAAAAAGCTCCCTTGCTTTATTCTAAAGGGAGCTTTTTATTGTATATTAAATATAATAAAATACCATATAAGGAGGTTATAAGTTTATATGAATGAATTCTATAAAGGAAAATTAAATGGATTAGAACAAGCTTATAACTATTGTGAGAAGCTAGATCCTGAGAATAAAAATTTGGGAATTTCTTATATCAAATTAATGTTACTAAAAGAAATTAATAGCTTTGAAGAATATTGAGATAGACAACTTAAACAAGAAACCACCATGACAATTGGGAAGAAGTTAGATTTAATAGAGCAGACTATCAAGTATAAAATGAATGAAGAAGCTAAAGAAGAGTTTTTAGAAGAATCACTTTCAGGAGAAGTTTCATAATTTGGTGTAGTAAAAAAGCTAAATCTAATATATAATATAAATGTAAATAAAGGAGATGACTTTTATGAAAGCAAGAAAATTTTGGTTTGATTTTGATTATCCTTATGATTATGGAAAAGATGTAAGTCCTGAAGCTAAAGAGAGACAAAAAAGAATTCAAAAAACAATTAGTAATAAAAATAAAATTGAAGATACTGAGAATGATGGATATGTAAGAAGTTCTAATTCCTGGTATAGAAATAATAGACAAACTAAAACTGGTTTTGTAGATAAGCTTAACAAATCAGATACTTTAGTTATTCACTGTGCTGATAGAAGTACTGACATGCTTTCTCAAATCTATGCTGGAAAAGGTTGGGATGTTGTAAACGATGGTTGCATAGCTGATGAAGAGTTAAGACAACTTATTCAATCTCATGATAGAATTGTAATGTTAGGACATGGAACTCCAGGTGGTTTAATTAATGTTCAAGCTGGAGGAAGTATCATTAATTCTTCACATGCTGAATTACTAAAAGATAAGAAGTTATTTGTGATTTGGTGTAGAGCTGATGAATTCTTTAGAAGAAATAATATTGGTTTTGGAAACTTCATTACTGGAAATATTCCTTCAGAGGTTTGGGAATGTAGAGCAGCTGGTTGTGGAGATATTACTACGGAATTGATGTTAGAAAATATAACTTATTGGAGTAAGCTATGTGCCGATGTAGTTGAAGTTGCATTAGATGGAAATCCACAACAAGCGGTGGATTATGTAAGAGCATTATATCTTGAGAAGTATGGAGATCATCCAGTAACTCATTATAATGCAGAGAGAACACAAGTTCTTAAGTAAAAAGGATTTCTTTTAAATCCTTTTTTTTTTATTTCTTATTTATAATTTATATTCTATTAAATCTAAACTGTTATATAGCCGCTTTAAATAAGCTTTTAAGAACTATTAATAATTTTTATATGCGATTGAAAGTTTATTTAAAATATTATAAAATATATGTGTAAAGATAAATAGGAGAATAAGAGTATGGCAAAAGAAAAAATTTTATTTAACAGTGCTGATTATATTTGTGAGGATCCTGATGAATGGGATGTTGTCCATGATGCAATGAAAACTGAATTAGATTACGTGTTAGATGTAATTGGTGAAGTTGAAGGTGAGGCAACAATAACTGGTACGTTAGGTTTATGGAATGGTAAGAAAGAAATTATCCCTGAAAAAGAAACTGATTTGGAAACAGCTATCAAACGTTGTATTGGAGATAATACAGAGGAATTAAAAATCAGTGATGTGGATGGGAAATTAATTGTTGAATGTTCACACCATGATGGAACTAATGTATTTGATATTAGGTTAGCACATAATAAGAAACCTCGTATAGGTATGATGTTTTTATAATGCAGTTGATTTTTGAACATTTTATTATATAATTATAAATGTAAATAGGAGGAAATATATATGTTAATTACAAAAGAAAGTTTAAACAATTTTAGGAAAGATGTAGAAGCTGCTTTAAAAGAAGTGGCAAATAAATATGGAGTGAATATTGATGCAGGTGGTGCTTCATATTCGAATGATCACTTTTCACTTACTTTACGTGTAAATAATGTAAACTCATCTGGTATTAAAGCTCAAACTCAAAGAGCTTTAGATAATTTAACTTGGTTTAAAAATATTTATGGAAAAAGTTTTATTGAAGGAAGACATAGATTTAAAGTGGTTGATTATGAATATGGTAAAAAGTATCCAGTAATTTGTATTAGAGATGATGGTAAAGATTTTGCATTCCATTCATCGATTGCAGATACAAAAGAATTCTTAAATAATTAATAAGAGGTTGAAAAACCTCTTTTTATTATTTAATATGCAGTTTAAAACTAAGCAAAAATATATTATAATATTATTGAAAGGAAAGGAGAATTAATTTATGACAAAGCTAACTAAATATGAAAGAAAAGAAAAATATGGAGAAAAGTTAAAAGCTAAGTATCCATGTATAAAAGAATTTGAATGGGACTGTGATAGTATGGAACCTGGCTTAAATATTTGCTGGTTAAATCCTACACATTATAGTACTGATTCTATGGGAGGTTTCTTTCACTTCACTCATAAGGAAGAGTTAATTAAATTATTAGAAACTACAATTCAACCTTTAACAATCGAAGATGTAGAAAATGATGGTTTAGGAATATTACCTGGTAATTATGGTTTTGAGACTAAAGAAGAATTAATTGAATGTATAAAAAGTCTTAATGCTGGTTTTGAAACTTTAAGCTAAATATATTATAATAAAAACATAATAAGAAGGAAAGGTAAATATTATGACAATAAATGATTTATTTGCAAAGTGGCCTGATTTAAGTAATCCAAAAAAAGCCGGATGTGAATTCTATAGTTATGTGGAACCTGATGAAGATAGTAATAATTTGGAAGTAATTACATCTTTAGATTTTAATCCTGGTGATAGATGGTGGACTGGTGATGATGAAGATCCTGAAGTAATAAAAGATAAGATTGCTAAAGGATATATTTCAGTTAACTTTCCTTATCATGCTCGCTATATTGATTTTGAATCAGTTGAAGCTATTGATAAACATCTAACTGAAAACAATGGTAGATTTAAATTACCTGGGTATAATTATAATTAACTAATTGTATAATATTATGCATGGTCCACTGAACGGACTCGTCTCCGCAAAGGAAGGAGACGTTAAATGGAGCGTTACTCAAGTTGGTGAAGAGAAGACACTGCTAACGTCTTAGGTCCTTAATTGGATGCGAGGGTTCGAACCCCTCACGCTCCGCCAAAATATTAAAAGCTTATATGGCTTATTATTATTTATATGGATTTGAATATCTTGTTAAAATATTATATAATTATTAATGTAATAAGGAGATGATTCAAATGCAAATTAAAGGTAAAATTGATGGCAAGGAACAAAAGCCAGTTAACATTCCAAACAAATTACATTTAGAAGTTCAAAAGAAAACTAGAATGAATATTGTTCAATCTAAAAAAGTTTATAATAGAAAAAGAGCTAAAAAAGTAGATTATAATAATTATTAATTGTATATAAATACATAGTTAATAATTACTTGAGATCGTAGCTCAGATGGTAGAGCACATGACTTTTAATCATGGGGTCGAGAGTTCGAATCTCTCCGATCTCACCATAAGTTAACTCGAGAAGGAAAACTCTTATAAACCCGGAGACACTTGCGCCAAGTAAAAGAAATTAGTTTGACAGGCAATTGCCGAAGCTAGCTTGTGAGGGGCGCCAAGGTGAACAGTGAGATCAGTTCCTCAAAAAGGTTGGAAGTAAGACGCGTGATCCTAACTCCTGAAAGCTGTTAAGGAGCGAGAAAAACTTCAGAGGATGTAATGACGGTAGCATTCACAGCGCGACCCGTTTTCTTTCTTGGACCCGTAGCTCAGTTGGTTAGAGCGGCACACTCATAATGTGCGGGTCGCGGGTTCGAGCCCCTCCGGGTCCACCAAAGTTTAATGTAAGTTATAATATAAAATAAGGTTTAGAAATTAGGTATCATAGATAGTGTGAGTAGATACTTCTATGTGGAGCTAAATGCTTGGAAAAAGATTGTGTGGCCGACTCTGCTATGCTAGGTCTTACCTTATTATCCTCCTTTCAAAATAAAAGTTTGCATACCTCCTTTTTATAAACGATCTTAATTAAAAGATCGTTTTCTTTTTATATGCTTTTGAAAAATATGTCATTTTATTATATAATATAATCGTAAAGAAAGATAGAGGAAATAAAATTATGTTAAACTGGAAGAAGTATTATAATTTAAAAAGTCACAAAGAGATAGCAGATGATGTTGGTTTAAAAGAAGATGAGGTGAAAGCAGAAAGTTGTGAAAATGAAGGATTAGGAAAACATTTAGGTTGGTTAGCAGTTAAGGAAAAATATGAAGAAAAATTATGTGGTTTAGAATTTGTAGAATTAGTTGAGTATGAGGATGGCAGTAAAGGATTAGTAATAGGAGTCGGCTATCCAATGAGATATTTTGATGCTGAAGATGATATTAAGAATTGTTTGGGACTTTAATAAAAGTTCTTAAACAATTTTACAAATTTATATAAAGGCTGATAATAGCCTTTTTTCTTTTTATATGGGTTAGAATTAAATGTTAATTTAAATTATAATTATAAATGTACATAAGGAGGATATAAACATGTATATTAATTCACAAACTTTTAAAACTTCATCACCAAATTCACAATTCTATTTTATAATAGGCAATGTATCCGAAGCAACGTGTCGAAACAAAGCTATTAATTATCAAGTAATTTATACTTCTAAATCAAATTTAATTTATGAACCATTAACTATTAGATTACAAGCAGATAATAAATTACAAGAAGTTATAGGTGTATTCGATACTTTAAATGAAGCTGAAAAGAAATGCACTTATTATAACAACTATCAAAAAATAAAAAATAATAAGGAATAATCCTTATTATTTTTTTATTTATATGCATTTGAATTTAACATTAAAATAATATATAATTATATATGTAAATAGGAGGAAATAAAACATGCAAACAAAATTCTTTTTAAACAAAAAATTAATTAAACAAATCAAAAATCAATTATTATCAAACAATTTTAACGTAGCTTATATCGATAATATTCACGACGAATTTTATCAAAAAAATATAAGCGCACCAACATTACTCGAAATTGGCATATTTCATAACGATAATTTAATCGAATTACAAATTAATACTAGAAATTTAACTTATTATATTAATAATATTAAACAAACACAAATTACTTATCAATCTAATTTACGTCAATATATTCCTAATATAATATCTCAATTATTTAACAATTATATAAAGCAACAATAAGTTGCTTTATATAATTAAAATTTTAATTTAAACATTGTATATAATTTTAAAATTAAAAAGGGGAATAAAAGCGTATGTCAACAAGAAGTTTAATTGGTATTTTAAAAGATAATGATGTAGAATTTATTTATTGTCATAATGATGGTTATATTAAAGGAGTAGGAGTAACATTACAAGCTCATTATGATACTAAAGAAAAAGTAGAATCATTAATTTCATTAGGTGATCTTTCAGCTCTTGGACCTGAACCTATTTCTAAACCTGAATATTGGAAATGGCCTAAATGTTTAGAAAGTGATTTAACTGTTGCTTATAAAGATCGTAAAGGTGAAGATTGGGAAGATATTAAACCTAAATTTATACATCGAGATAATTATAATATGAATTATTTAGATTATTGTCAAGAATATATGTATTTATTCGATCCAGACAATAAAATATATAAATGGTTGTTTTGGGATGGAGCTAGCTTCTCACCTTTATGGTTAGCTATTCCTTATAACACCAAACAACAAATTTTAAAGAATAAAGAAAATATTTAATACTAAATTATATATAAATATATATATTATAAGGAGAAGTTATAAATGTCAAACGTAATATTAGAAGCATTAAGACACTTAAATTTAAAAGAAAGTAATAGTCCTATTAATTTGGATTATCGTAAAAAGGACAATAAATTTTTAGATAAGATGTGGGAATTGGTTTCACCTGAATATAAAATTCACTGGATAGATATTAGTGGTGATCCTGATACATATGGATGTGGAGTTTATGTCTTGTTCGATGAAAGTGAATATAATGACTTAGCTCAGGAATATCTTGATGAAGAGGAATTAGATGATTATATATTTGATGATTTATTAACTCAGGAAGGATATAAAGCATTCTCAGCAGAATTAGATTCTAAAGGTAGAGTTCATTTATATGTTGGTCTATTTGATGAAGAAGATTATTTGGATTATGGGGATGAAGGTAAGATTTATAATTCAGTAGAAGAATTTGTTGATAAATATGTATTAGCTTAAGAATTAAGGGTTTTAAATAACCCTTTTTATTTTGTTAAATTTTAATTATAAAAGCGTTTATTTTAAAAGGTTATTAAATGTATATTAAAATAAATAAAACTTGTTATAGAGCGAATTTAGATGCTTTAATTTATTTTTAAAGTTTTTATTGTATAATAAATAGTAGTATTGAAAATAATTAAAATTGAAAGGAAGTTGATATTATGAGTTTTTATAATAAAATGCAACAAACAATGGATAATGTTTCTGTAACTGAAAATGGTATGGTTGGTTATAAGACTACTTACCATCCATTAGTTGATATGAATTTCAGAATCAGTTCATATAGAAATATGTCTGAATCTAAGATAGCTGAAGACTTCGTTGCTATCTTAAAGGATACTAATGATTCTAAGTATGCCTTAAGATTCTTATTTATGGTAAGAGATGCAAGAGAAGGTCTTGGTGAAAGACGTTTATTCCGAGTATGTATTAATGAATTAATTAAGCATATGAACGATGATAATATTGTAAAGAGTATTATCGATGAATACATTCCTGAGTATGGTCGTTATGATGATTTACTTGTATTTATGGATACTAAGCATGAAGATTATTTAATTGAATCTTTAAAGAAACAATTATTAGATGATTTTACTGGTATGCAAAATGGTACTCCTATTTCTTTATTGGCTAAGTGGATGCCAAGTATTAATGGTAACCGTAATGCTAGAAAGTTAGCTTTAAAGATTGCTAAGAAGTTTGGTTCTAGTGAAAAGGAATATAGACAATTAATGTCTTCATTAAGAGCTTATTTAGATATAGTAGAAGTAAAGACATCTGATAATAAGTGGGGAGATATTAATTACAATACTGTTCCATCTAGAGCTAATTTAAAGTATAAAAATGCCTTCTTAAAACATGATGAAGAAAGACGTCGTGAATATTTAGCAAAATTAGTAGTAGGAGATAAGTCAGTAAAGATTAATTCTTCAGTTAACTTTCCACATGATATTGTAAGTAAGTATATGGGTAATGGTTGGTCACGTAGAGTACAAGCTTATGATGAAACACTAGAACAATTATGGAAGAACTTACCTCAAATGGAAGGTATGAATAATACTATTGTCGTAAGAGATGGTTCAGGTTCAATGTATCAAACTATTCAATCAGGTAGCAACGTTCAAGCAATTGATGTAGCTTCAGCCTTAACAGTTTACTGTGCTGAAAGATTACAAGGCGACTTTAAGAATAAGTTTATTACTTTCTCAAGTAGACCTCAAATGGTAGATTTAACTGAGCTTTCTTCATTACATAGTAAATTAGATTATTTAGCTGATTATGATGATTGTAGCAATACAAATTTAGAATCAGTATTTGATTTAATCTTAAAGACTGCAAAAGATCATAATATGAAGCAAGAAGAAATTCCTTCTCAAATTATGATTGTAAGTGATATGGAATTTGATGGTGCTACTACTAACAGAGATACAGGTAATGTAATTGAAGCAGCAGCTGAAAAATTTGCTAGTGCAGGTTATGAATTACCAAAATTAGTATTCTGGAATGTATGTTCAAGAACTACAACTATTCCATGTAAGTACAATAAGAATGGTGTATTACTTGTAAGTGGTTTCTCAGTAAATGTTGTCAAAATGGTAATCAATGGTGAAACTGATCCTTATGAAGCATTAATAAAAGAATTAAATTCTGATAGATACAATAAAATTCCTGAAATTAAAATTGTATATAATAATGTAAAGAAAAATACAAGTAGAGCTAAATTAACAAATAAGCCTTCTTGGTTATAAAGTAAATAAAAGTAAAATTGGTATATATTATAATCTCATACAGCAATCCAATACGTATATTCGCAATCTCCAAAATCGCAAATAATAGGTAAATTGAGGTTAGTAAAAATAATATCAATTTTACTTTCAATACAAATATATTATTCAAAAAAGAGATATAATCACATACAGCAATCTAAACTGCAATTGACTTTTAATCAATCTTGGCAAAAACGTGGTTAGTAAATTTCAAAATTAATTAACTAAATTAATATATATATATATATATATTATAAAGGTACATACAGCAAAGATAAACAAATGTTGGTTCAACTCCAATCATATCTATTTTGATATGTTCCATATCGGTAATGGAAGGTATCTTGTTAACATAATATAAAATATATTGATGTAGACACATACAGCAAATTAATATTATAATTTATAATTCACAAATTTTGGGTATTTGATAGAGATAAATAAGGTGTCTAGTAAATCAATTTTTAAATAAATTAAATAAATGTATTTAGGTTCATACAGCAATTATAGAAAGACAATTAAGAAGATAAAATACATGAATATAATTTTAACAACAAAAACCTATTAAAAACAGAACCTAGTTAAGATACATATAAAATAAATAAAAAGGTCCTTACAGCAATAAATGAAAATTCTAATTTGCAATGGTCGGTGCCGAGGTCTGGTTCGAATCCAGCATAGTCCTGTGAAGGACATGTGGTGTAACGGTTAGCACACGTAATTAATTATGGATCTTGATAATAAAATAAAAAAGGTTTTAAAGGTTGTTATTTTACACGATTCCTTTTATGACATTCTATAATTTATAGGGTGTATGTGCACTTTCATAACTGGGATTGTGAATATTAGTGTGAAGGAATATTTGATAATATTCCTTTTTTATTTTTTGACTAAATTATATGATATAATATATTTAAAAGAGAGAAGGTTATAAATATATGTCAAATACTATTTTAGAGGCTTTAAGATTGCTTAAAGAACCTTTTATTATAAATGAAAATTTTAAAAATGGTTATGTTGAAAAAGGTAAACCTTTAGATTTATCCAAAGCTAGAATGATAAAATCAGATGTAATGGATATAAGAGGAGAACTTGAAGAAAGTGCTTGTTTAGAATACAATGGAGTATTAACAAGAGTTGCTGCTTGAGCTTTAATTTTTAGAGATGGAGAAGATGGTAAAGAAGTTTTAATGCGTTTATGAAGAAGTGCTTTCTATTTACCTGGAGGTGGAGTAGACTTAAATAAAGATGGTCTAGATCCTGCTAAAACAATTGAGCGTGAAGTATATGAAGAATTTAACTATAGGGTTATTAATATTAAACCTACTGATTGTAATTATTGGGAATATAGTGAAAAACCTTGGGTTGCTAAACATGTAGCAAATGAAGAAGACCGTTGAAATGGTTATTATACTTTTATATATACTGCTGAATTTGAAGGTACAAGTGATAATGATATGCCTGAAGAGTTTAGAAAATATCCTTGACATAAAGTATCAGACATATTAAATAAACCTGATACTCAAAAATTTAAATTTATTAAACAAGCAATTAAAGAAAATGGATATGCTTAATTATACTAAGGAGGTTTTTATATGACTATTTTAGAAGCTTTAAGAAAATTAAATTTAAATGAAGATTTAAAAGATATAGATTTTAAAAAGTTAGACGAATTAGATAAGTCTGTTAAAAGTTTACAAGATGAGATAAAAGTTCTATCGAAGGAGTATTCAAATAAAATTAGTACCAAAACAAAAAATCAAGAAATTGAACTTAAAAAGAAAATTGACAATTTAAAAAGTCATATAGGATATCTTTATGATAGTTGTGAGGATAATGATTATTTTGATATTAAAAAATATAATAAAGTAAAAGGTCAAATTTCACAAGCATCTAAAGAGCTTTTTCAAGCACAAAAGGAACTTAAGACTTTATCACAAACTATTAAAAAAGAATTTGAAGCTGAATATAATAATATTAAAAATAAAAAGAATGCAAGATCGGTTAAGTTACTGAGATCTGAAGTTATTAGAGATAGAATAAAAAACTCTTATTCAGAACTTCAACCTGAGATAGAAGAAGTAATTAAAGTAATTAATAAATGTACTGATGAAGAATGGAAAGCTGATCCTAAATCTTTAGATTATAAAGATGGAAAAATTCAATTAAGATTATTTTTAAAGCATGATAGAGGAGAAGATATTGATTTAAATGATATAGACTTCGAGTATTTTGATAAAGACTCAACTTATGTAAATGATAATTATGTAGATGAGCAAATAAATGAATTTATAGAAGAACATATAGTAGATTCTCAATTTATTATAGAAGAATATGATTTTGAATCAGTAGAAAATGATTGGTATAGAATTGAAGATTTACCTTGAATGATATTATATTCTGAACCTGAGGTAGAAGCTATTGAAACTCCTTATTTTACTAATTACTATTACGATAAAGGAAATTTTTGGGAACCTAGAGAACTTAGTTTTGATGTTGATGGTAACTTTATCTTAGAAGCTTCTATTTATATAAGTAAGAAAATTTAATATTATTATTTAATATTCTATTTAAATGTATTATAATAGAAGGAGCTGATAATATGTATTTTATAACTACTTTACAATTAGGTAAGAGATCAGATGATCCTAAATGGAATGAACTTATTAAAGAAGGTTTAAAATCTGATATATTAAAAGAAACTTATATTAAAGAGAGTAGATGTGTTGGTTATTTTAATTCATATGAAGAAGCAGAAGAAATAGTAACTGGAAATTATGGAGATTTGTATGAAGAAGGATATTACCAATATGCCGTAATTGAAAATATACCTGAAGGATTATATCAATATGATTTCGAACCTGTTTTCTTTAAATGGGATAAAGGTGAATTTAAAAAATGTGATAGACCTGAAGGATTAGAAAATATTTGTGGTTTATCTATAGGATAAATAATTTACAAAATTTAATTGTATATTATATCGGTCATTGACACCTAATAGCTCCGGATAGCTCCAGATACTTAATATAAATTAGAGGCAGGGAATGGTTGAATTTATATTAAGTTAAGGAACTATCTTTATTTTTAGAAAAAATTTATTGTATAATTATAGTGAGATTACTAGTCATGGTCTTTAGAAAGTAATGAAAACGATTTTTCACGACTTAATCCCTGAAAAATAAGTCGGCTCGATATAGGGAAGATGAAATAAGAGCTAACCTTTCTCCTTTTTTTTCAATTATCACAATTTATTCTGAAAAAGAAAATTGTATAATATAATGTGAGAAGATAAGTACTTCAAGGCATGAATCCGAAGTCATAAAAACCTCACAAACCACCTCCTAATTACCAGTACGTTAACAAGTACTGGTTTTTAATTTGCTTTAAATTCAATATTTTTAATGTATAATATATAAATTATAAGGAGATTATTTAAATATGATTAATGAAGCTATTTTGCCGCAAGAAGAGACTATTAAAGATATAAAAAAGACTGAAATTTGATATACTAATATTTGTGTGTGTTGTGGAAAGAAATTTAAAACAAAAAATACTTTAATGGATACTTGTGAAAAGTGTTTAGAAGAATATTCAGAATTAGTTTCTTGTATTTACAGCTAAATTTAAGTGATATAAGGTATTGAAATTTATTTTAAATTATATTATAAATAAAATAAAAGGAAGGATATTAAATTATATGGAAAAGAAATATTTAGTAGGATATTTATATGGCAAAGAATATATAATGTTTGATGAAGTAAAAGATTTCACTGAAGAATCAGATGAAGAAGGTAATATTACAATTTCATTCTCAGACAAAGATGGAACATATAGTTATAAAGGAAATGATACAAGAGGATATAAAGAAGTAAATGGAAAAGCTCCTTTTATAACTTCTTATAAATATATGGGAAGAAGAACTGCTAAAAGACATGATTATTTAAATGTTGCAAGACAAGAATATATTCCTGATGAAAATTCAAGTTTTAATAGACCAACTTCTCAAGAACATAGATATGATGTATTAGTTTGTGATGGTAATGGAGCAGCAAGCAGAGGAACTGAGGATGATGGTTATTATGAGGTATCTGCAGATGGTCCAGACTTTGAAACAGCTTTAAGAGAAGAATTATTTGAATATATTTGGGGATATGACTTAGAAGATTATTTTGATCAAGATAAATTAAATAATCCTGATTTCTCTGTTTGGGAATATATTCAAGCAAAATTTGATATTTCAGGTGGAGAACAATTCATTATTTGTATTTTAGAAGATAATAATGAAATATATAAATTATATGAAGATGAATTTGTTGAAGATATTATGGAATATGATGAAGCATTAACTAACAAATATTTTCCTAATTATACACCTTCTGATGATATTGAAGAAGATTATGATTCTAAAGATCAAATTTGTGATGGTTGTGGAGAATATTTTGACGATCTAAGGGATGGTCTTACAGGTGGTCACTATTGCGATGATTGTTGAGATCGCTTATTCTTTGAATGTGAAGAGTGCGGTGAAGAAGGTTGAAAAGAAAATGCTAAAGAAGGTCCAGATGGTCAATTGTATTGTGATGATTGTTGGGAAGATTTATACACTAATTGCTCTGGGTGTAATAAAGTTATAGGTAAGGAAGAAGCTAATTACTGTTATGATAATGATGAATATTATTGTCCTGACTGTTGAGAGTATTATTTTTTCACTTGCGCCAAGTGTGGTGAAGTATTTGATAGGAATGATGGTTATATTGTAGATCAAGATGATAAGGATGAGAAGTGGTTATGTCCTGACTGTTATGGTGAATGAGATGAAGATCATGAAAATGAAAACTTAAATGAATCTAATGAAAAATGTTATACTCTTTCAAAGAAAATAACAATTGATAATGCTTTTGAAGCTTCGATTATCCCAGAGACAGATGAAGATAAATTTATAGAATATGGATTATATTCAAAAGAGAAAAATATTCTTACTTTACGTAAAGGAACAAAATTAATTTATAAAAGTAATTTTGATGTAGATCATTTCCACTTTGAAGAATACTCTTTACCTCAATATGGTAATTTAATCTTACAAATTGAATCTGATTTACTTAATAAAGAATTTAAAGGTGAATTAGATTAAAATAAAAAGAGGATACTTTAAACCTCTTTTTTATTTTATATGGATTTGTAAAAAATGTATATTTAATATATAATAATAAATGTAAAGAAGGTAATGTTTATGGATAAGAATGAATTATTAAGACGAATCGAAAAGAAAGAAAAAGATATTGAAAAAATAAATAAAAGAATTACTAAATGGAGTAAAGGATTAAGACCTGAGGATATAGCTGTATGTGAACCTTTTGGTAATTGTGTTTAGGGATCAGCTCCTAGAGGTGTTAGATGGAATGAATATCATGGAACAAATGAATATCAAAGAGCTCAAGTTGCTTACAGAGATTATATTAACCAAAATGAAAAAGATATACCAACTTCAGATGATTGGAATAAAGGTCCTAATATTCAAGAATTAAAATCAGCTTATATTGATCTAGGTGAAGCTAGAAACACTTTAGCTAAGTATCAAATTGAATTAGAAAAAATTGATAATTTTGATAATGCCGAAAAAATTACTGTTTTATGGGAATTTTTAACTGAATGGGAAAATAAAACTTATAACTGGTACACTAAAAATGCAGAATTATATTATGAATTAAAATCTAATTATAAAGAAGCATATTATGAAGCAAAGATTCAATGGACAAATAATAATCCTGAACCAGATAGATCAGATGTATCAAGCCATAGAATGTGGGAAAGACAAAGAAGATACTTTGAAGAAGATTTTGAAAAATCATATTATTCTCAAATAGATAGTCTTACTAAAAATCTTACAAGAATAATAGGAAATTACCAAGGACAATATCCTAATCAAACATATGTTTATACCTCTTATAGTTTCGATACTGAACAATTAAAGAAAATAATTACAGAGGAAAAGAAACGTAAATATGAAGATTTAGTTAATAGAGTTACTCAAATTACAGGTAATATAACTGATGTATCTAATTTAAAAATTGGTAACCAAAACGGTGAATTAAATGGTTATATTATAGGTGAATCAGGTAAGGCAAGAGTTGAAACAATCTCAGCAGGAGGTTACAACCAAAATATAGTTGTTAATTCAAAACATGGTCAAAAATTCCATTTTAGAGTTTTAGTTACTGCTATAAAATAAATATTCAAAAGTTCCACTTTAGAGTGCTAAATTAATTGAAAGAAGGTTGATTTAGTATGTATGGATATATTTATAAAACTACGAATTTAATTAATGGTAAAATTTACATTGGACAAAAGAAATCAGAAAAATTTTTAGGTATTAATTATTTAGGTTCTGGCAAACGTCTTTGAGAAGCAATTAATAAATATGGAAAAGATAAATTTATTGTTGAATTAGTTGAAGAAATTGATGAAGAGAAATTAATGGATGTACGTGAAATATATTGAATAGCATATTATAATTCAACTAATAAAAATATTGGTTATAATTTATCTGAAGGCGGCAATGTTAACCGAACATTAAGAGGAGAAAATAATGGTTTTTATGGAAAACATCATTCAGAAGAGAGTAGAAGAATCATGTCACAAAATAATGCTAGATTTATGTTAGGAAAACATCATTCACAAGAGACTAAATTAAAAATTGGTTTAGGTAATAAAGGTAAAATAATATCTGAGGATACTAAGAAAAAATTATCTGAAAATGCTGCTAATAATCCTAATTATGGAATGCGTGGTAAACATCTTTCTGAAGAGTCCAAGAAAAAAATCTCTGATGCAAATAAAGGTAAATCAAAGCCATTTAGAGGTATGGTTTATATAACTAATGATATAACTTCTATTAGAGTTAACAAAGAGCACTTAGATGATTATTTAAATAATGGTTGAAGACTAGGTAGAAAGAAATTTTCATCTTCAGCATGTAAAAATATTAGTAAGGGACATAAAGGCAGGAAAGCTCATAATAAAGGTAAAATTTGAATAAATAATGAAATTGTAAATAAATGTATTTATAAGGAAGAATTAGAATTATACTTATCTTTAGGTTGAATGAAAGGAATGATAAAATAGTATGAATATTAATATATCATCGAATTAACGATTCCATTACAGAGTATTAGTAAATCCAATTAAATAAATAAACTAAAAATAAGGTATTTTAAATACCTTATTTTTTAATGCTAAATTATTTGATAAATTATTAATTGAAAGGAGTTTAAAATGAGAATAGATAAAACTAAATTTCAAAATAGAATAGAAGCTCAACTTAAAAAAATAAGTAAGTTAGAAAGTAAGAAAAATGAAATTTTATCTACTATTTCTGAAAGTTCTTTTATTAATGAAATGAAGAAAAAAGAAGGAGATTATTCTTCTATAACTTCCTTAACTGATTTAAAAACATTAATTTTTGACTTAGCTGAACAACTATATGAAGATTATAAAGAAGAAAAGAATAAATTAGTAACTGATATTAATGATAAAATAAATACTGCTAAATCCTTAAATAATTTATATAATAAGTATATAATTTCTAATTCAGATCCTTATCAAGTTTTAAATGAGTTCTTTGATTTATGAAAACAAGATCTTAAAGTTTTAGGTAAAGAATTAATTGAGGAATGTCAAGAATTACATAATATAGTATCAGAAATATCAGATAGAGAGGACTTAGATTTAATTTTAGCTCAAATATCTGAAATTAAACATACTGCTGCATATAGTATAAAATATGACTCAATTTCAGATGAAGATTATGAAAATAGATTGAATGCCTATTTAAATCATATATATAAAGAAACCTTAGAAGGAATTAGACGAAGAGCAGGAGCAAATCTTAATTTTGATAACCTTAAAATTAATGATGAAGGTCATTTAGAAGGATATGTTACAGGTGATAAAGCTAACTGTAATGTATGAATTAAAGATGATGGAATTTATAAAGAATATAAAATAGCTTTAAAATCATTTAAATAAAGAGGAGAGAAATTAAAAATGAGTAATACTTAGAAGCTTTCAAGGGCTTAAATAACCAAAAAAGAAAATTAATTGAAGAATTTGATACAACCAAAAAGAAAATGTTTACTATTGTATTTGAAAGAGATTTTATTGATAGAGATCTTTTATCTTTTAGAGATGAATTTGAATGACATCATTCACCTTGGTTATCTGAATTCAAAACTAAACCACATACATTTAGTGAAATATTGCCTATGTTATGTGAGTTATCTGAAACTTTAGTTGCTCGTGGTTTAGGAGATTCTATTTATGTATGTAATGAAGAAACTGGAGAAATGTTTTTCGTAGATGAAAATGAGGAAGATATTAAATCTAGATCTTTTATAGTTAAATTTGATGAATCAGATACAGAAGAAACCTTAGCATTAGTTGAATTACTTATTCAACATAATGATAATAATAGATCAATTGAATATGTAAAACTTGATGGAGATCTTATTTATAAAAATACTAAAGTAGAATCATTAAAAGAATCATTAAGTATAAATAGTATTCCAAAGTATATATTTGATTATTATAAAGAAGTTCCTGAAGATAAATTTTTAGAAAACCATAAGTATAATCAATATAATTATCAGAGAGCTGAATTAGATCCTAAATATAAGGATTATAAACATATTGGTTGATTTGTTTTAGATTATAGCGATGAAAATGATTATTTTGAATATAATGAAGTTTTTGAAGCTTGTGATTATAATGGACAAGTAAGATTTATAGGTTTCGTTCCATATGAAGAAGGTTGACAAGATGAAAACTTTTATGAAATGACTGAAGATATTGAAAGAAGTATTTTAATTAGACGTATTCATAATTTAATTGAAAACCATAAAAATACTAAATTAGAACCAAAAGATATTGAAATTTTAAATTATATTAAATCAAAGATATTAGTATAGATTAATAAACCTATCAAAAAGATAGGTTTTTCTTTTACTTCAATTGTATTATATATTAAATACTGATGGAGGTAGTTGTATGCAAGATTCAAATTTATTAGATATGGATAATTTATTTACTTTAATTTGGAAAATGCCTTATAAACATATTCCTGTAACAAAAGGATTTTTAAGTAGAGAAGCATTAAAGGATTACGTTAAATATGACTTATGTTATGATAGATGGTATGAATTAAAGCCAGTTGATGAAGAAGAAACTATTTATTATGTTTCTTGGGAGGAAGCAGATGAATAACTATATTGATATATTAAATAATTTAATTGATATATTACAAGAACATGTTACTATGTTAAAAGGAATTACACAAAGTAAAATTCCTTTATCTTATTTTAGAAATAACTCTGAAAAAGAGAAATTTGTTGTACAATGTAAAACTAGAGCGCAAGCAAAGGAGTTAACTTTAGCAATGATGGAACATGTTGCTAATACAACTTTTAGAGATGATCCTATAAGATATATTAGAGAATCATATCCATATTGGAAACATTATTGGACAAAATACTGGGATGTTTATAAGGATCAAACCTGCATTGGTATTGGATATAGTAGCAAAAGTTGGTATGAGTTAAATGGTTGGCAAATACTTCAATTTGAAGATATAGAGTTTTAAGGAGATATTTATTATGGGTAATTTATTTAAACATATAAAAACAGTAAATAAACATAGAAGAGCTGTTAGAAAATGGTGTTTTAAAATGGGAATTCCATTAAGAGGTCTATTACATGATTTATCTAAATATTCCATCAAAGAATTAAGTCAATGTAAATATTATAGTGGAGATAGATCTCCTCATGAAAATATGAGAAGACAATTTGGTTACAGCACTTCTTGGTATCATCATAGAAATAGAAACAAACATCACTGGGAATATTGGATCGATAGTTTAGAGGATAAACTTGCAGTTAAGATGCCTTATAAATATGTAATAGAAATGCTTTGTGATATGGCAGGAGCAGGACAAACATATAATAAAAATTGGAAAACTTGTAGTGTTGAGGATTACTATAATTTACATAAAGGTCCACATAGAATAGTGAATCCTGCTACCCAAGTCTTATTTGAATATTTATTATCAATGCTTAGTTCCTTCGATAATCAATTTGATTTTTTCAAATGGTATAATATTAACAAGAAAGAAATAAAACGATTATATAAGGAATTTGATGGCTCAAATTTAGATATATTTAAGGAGATGATTTAATTGGAATTATTTGAATTAATTTTAGCAATTTGTTTTTGTGGTGTTCTTGGAGTTGGAGGTTTATTTTTCTTTAACTGGTTTATCTATGATATGGTTATAGAGTGTGGTATATTTGTTGTTTTTGATATTATTAGAGAGATGTATTTATTTCCTAAAAATGTAGTATATAAGATAATGAAATCAGATAACGGTATAAATAAGTTAGGTAAGATTTTATCAAGTATATTTGTTTCGCTATTTAGTTGGTTCTTGCCAATAATACCAACATTAATTTTATTATTAGGTCAGTTAATTTTTATTATTTTATTACCTTTTATATTATTACTTCAGCTTTTATTTGTTGATAAAAATCATAGATTTATTTATAGATATAAACAAGCTAGAGAACTAGAAAAGCAATTTGAAGAGGAAGTGCCTTATGAGTAATAAAATTGATATGATTAACAGAGAATTTTTTCAATTCCTAACAGAAAAATTTGATTTCAAATTTCCTGGTGGACAAGATATGTTTATTCAAATGAGTAAGCAAATTGAAGATCTTGAGAAGACTATTGAAAATCAACGTAAAATAGTTGAGTCGGTATATAAAGAAAATAAAGAATTAGAATTAAAACTTGTTAATTATAATGAAATGAAGGAAGTAACTGAGTTAATTCAAAAGTTCGTTAGTTTTGGAAATGTAAAAGAGTGTTATTCTAATGGTATATTCTCTATTTTAAAATTAGAAATATTTTCTAAATTAGCTTTATATGGTAGAGAAAAAGACTTATTTTATAATTATATTTGTAACAAAAAATCACAAGAATCATAATATTTTGTGATTTTTATTTTGTATAATATAATAAGAATGAGGTGATTTTATGTATTATTTATTAAATGGTGGGGAGATATTAACTGATGATAGTGTTGTTGTAACTAATTATCTTGCTAATCAAAAAGCAGGAGATGAAGATTACCAAGATCCTATTGAGAATTATTTAAAAATTCATTTTGGTTTAATTAAAGCTGCAGAAAATATCTTTGATTTTATTGAAGAGGGAGATTTAGTTAAAATGAAAACTACTGGAATTATTCATCCTATCACTAAACCTTATACAGATGGTAAATTACATGTAGGTAATTGGTATTCTCTTGAATTAGATAAGTTAATTAGTGATAATAATATCATCGCTATTTATAAGAAGATAAATCATTTTACTTATAAGTTAATATGGGAGGTTAGTGATGGAAAAGAAAATTAAAATTTTATCTATTGTAATGTTATCCATCGCCTTACTTTTATTAGCTTTCGGATTAACTTGGATATATTTTTATAATGAAACATTTATGGAAATGTTATGTGGATCAGTTGCAATTGCTATTGCCACAATAATTATTTTTGTTAGTATGTTAATATTACCTGATGAACCTATAAAAGATAATGAGGAATTTATTAATGGTTTTCATGCAGGATTGTTTTATAAGGCAAATGAAGTAGAAGATAAAGAGGAGAATATTCAATAATGGTAAATAAATTTATGTTAGAAGCAATTAAAGAAGCTCGAAAAGGTATTTATAAAGGTCATGGGGGACTATTTGGAACAGTTATTGTAAAAAATGGAAAAATTGTTGCTAAAGGACATAATCAAGTAATTAAAAACAAAGATGCTACTTGTCACGGTGAAATGATGGCAATTAGGAAGGCATCTAAAAAATTAAAAACATTTGATTTAAGTGGTTGTGAATTATATACTACTGGTGAACCTTGCCCTATGTGTTTAGGAGCAATCTTATGGTCAAATATTGATAAAGTTTATTATGGATGTAATATTTATGATACTGAAGATATTGGATTTAGAGATAATAAATTTTATAAGATGACTGAAGAAGAAAAAGCTGAATTTATAAAGGAATTAGATAGATTAGAATGTTTACATTTATATGATGAGTATAAGAATATATCTAATAAAACTAATTATTAAGAGGTAATTATGAAAACAACTGAATTAAAAGAATTAGAGACATTAATAAAGTACCATACTAAACAACTAACAAATTGTATTCATGATAATATTATTTATATGGAAGAATATAATAAAGTAGTTGAGCAAACAGATTGGGATAATGATAGAGAAAATTATCATATTAAATGGAGAACATTCTATGATAAGAAGTTAAAATATCATTCAAAAGCAAAAATTAAAAGATATAGAATTTTAATTAATGAACTAACCCTTCAATTAGAATCAATTATTAATAATTTTTAGAGGTATGTTATATGAATTTAGATGATAAAATAAGAGAAATAACTAAAATAAAGAAAGATTTAGATGTAATAGAATCTTTTGATAAATTAAATAAAAAGTTTAAATATAATCTTACCCTTGATCTTTATACCAGAGATCCTAAAGATAGAGGTGCTTATGAAAGCTTACGTTTAGATGCAGATGATGTTGAAGTAAAGCATTTTTGTAGGTATATGATAGATAAAAACCTTCTAGAAAGATATCTTAAATTATCTAGTCTTGGTTTGGATCTCGATGTTGTTTCACCTATAAAAAAGTTAGAAAAGAGAGTGCAAGGATCCAAAGTAAGAAATAAACTAGATTGCGGTGCAACATCTTACAAAGAGGACATAAAAGGGGTATTTGAGTCCGATTTAGCAGAGAAAGATAACAAAATTAGTGAGCTTGAAAGTAAATTAAAGATTATGCAGATAGAGCAAGATAAACATCTTCAGGATAATAGATCTTTATTAAATGAAATTAGAGATCTTAAAAATGATAAGAACAGATTTTTAGATCAAGCAAGTAATTATGCATATATTATTAACCAAATTATATCTATACCAGAAGTTTATAGTAACTTACCTTCACATTTACTTAATCTTCTAGAATCTAATAATTTTATATCTGATATTAATAATATTGAAAGTGATAATTCTATATGTTCGAATTAATTGGTATTATTGCTAGTATATTTTTAATAATCTCAATGTCTTTTAAATCAACTTCATTTAAAACTAATATGTTAATGAGATTGTTAACTATATGTGGAAATGTTTTATTTGTTATTTATGGTATCCTTATTACTGCTTGGAGTACTGCTATCTGTAATGCAATCATAATTATAATAAATATTATAAATATTATATTGTTATTTAAAGATAAAAAACCTATTGAAAAACAATAGGTTTTTATTTTACAATATTGTATTATATATAAAACGGAGGTAGATGTTTATGGAATTATCGGCATTACAAGCTGCGCTAATTCTTTTAGTTGGTATCGGCGGATTAATTGGTTTATCTTTATTCAGTATTAAATTTGAAGATTATGATCAAACATCTGTTAAACCTTACTTATGTATTGGAGGAGTAGCCATTGCTATTCTTGTTTTAGAGTTATTAATATTTTTCTTATTATAGGGGGTAATTAATATGAATAGTAGTATAAATAAAGCTGTGATATATGATGTATTTTTTAAATTACTTGGAGATGTAGCATTTTATGGTAATGAATCTTATGATCCTAAGTCTCTTAAAAATATGCAAATCTTTAGACAATTACTTATTGATATGGTAGATAAAGTATGTGGATTATATTTTGATAGTAAAGATAGAATAGAATCAAGTACCATTAAGTTAAATAAAGAATATAAAGATTGTTTATTAGATTTATTATCTACAATATTAAGTTCTTTAGATGAAAAGACAATTGCTGAAAATATTGAAGGTGTTAAAATAAAATATACTTATGAATAGTGAGGTAATTAATAATGGAAAATAATGAACTAATATCTAGACTTAAGGATGCAGATACAAAATTAAGAGATTTAAAATATTATAATACCCATACAGGTGCTTTTGATACTCTTTATATACATACCTATAGTAAAGAAGTATTCAAAGATTATGTTATTCAAATCTCTTTAATTAATGGTAAATTATATTCAAAGGAAATTCATACCCCAATACTTAGTAAATATTATGGCGAAGAGTTAATTAAATTGATGTATACAACCAAGTTATTAGATGAAGATTGGAGTGTATTAGAGAAATGTATGATGAAATATTAAAAACTGATTTAGATCAATATAAAGATATACGTGGATATGATGTTTCATTCGTAATATTTCCAGATGGAAGAACAATTTTAGTAAATAATGGAAGTCATGCCTCTACAGTTGTTGAATATTCTAAAAAGTATTATCCTGAAATAGTTGAAAAGTTTAAAGATGTTTTAGCTAAACAAATGGAATCTTGGGCAGATGAGGATATTGATGAAGAAACAAAAGAATATTATTCTAATATGATTGTTTTATCTGGAGATTTCATTTCAAGAAGATTGGGTATAGCAATGTTACATAATAGAGAGTTTTTATTTAGTGATGTTGATTTAACTAAAGAACAAGAATATGCATTAGATAAGTTAGATGAAATGTTTAACATAAGGTGGTTATAATATGAAAGTAGAATTATTATTATGCGATTTAAAAGATATAGCTAGATCGATACACGAAGGTGCTTTTAATGATTTATATAAGTTTGAGTTAGCAAATGAATATGAAAATGATCCTGGTATGAAATACCATGAGATAATGAAATACTCACGTTATATATTTAACAGATTACATAAAATTTCAGACAAGTTCAAGGAGTATAAATCTATAATTCATTTTGAAAGTGGTTTATATGATATAATTCTTGTTAAGTGTAGAATAGGATTAAATATATTAAAAATATATCAAAACAAATTAAAAGATAAATATTCTCTTAAGGCATTCAATGAAGAATTGGATAACTTAATTGTATTTTATGCTGAATTATTTAAAAAATATTTGGAGGATTAGTTTATGTGTTTAAGTGATCTAATTGATTGTTGTGAATTTGGAATTAATTATTTTAGAATATTTGATAGTAATAAAAATCTTATTTGTGAATTAACTCCTAGTAAAACAGAGGCATTAACTGAAGGTATTATAAATCCTAATGTTAAAGTGTCAAAATATAATGTTCAATTTATTATGTTAAATAATAGTTCAGCACATGTAATGTTTATTTATTTGTAGGAAGTATTCTTATGAGTGTTAGTGCAGAAATATTTATTGGTTTCTCGGTAGAATTGGATTATGATATTAGATATGATCTGGTAGAAGAATTTTGTGATACATTTCCTGAATATGATTTATATAAGGAATTTTATAAAAATACTATAAGATTTGTTGTTGATGGTATGTGTGGAAATTATATCAGAATGATGTATATAACTTCTTATATAGATATTGGATATGCTGATGGAAATTCACATTATGATGTTATGGATGTTTCATTACCTGACAATATTTATAGTGAAATGAATGATGTTTATTTTAAGTTATTTAATAAGACTTTAGATAAAAATGATATATCTTTTGTTAGTTTTATTCATTATAGTTAGGAGATGTCCTTATGTTAAAAATTAATGTTAGATTAAATAAAAATGAAAAATATGAAACTTCATTTTATTTGGATTGTCATTTTAGTTTTCAGGCAGTAAAAGATTTTCTTATTGAAAAATTAAACTATTATTATAATTTATCTAAAGGTGAATTAAGACAATTAGGAATGCCATCTGAATATTGTGAGGTAACTAAAGTTGGTTTTTATGTTGATCCTGCACCTAGTAAGAAGGGTAGATTAAGATGTGAAAAACTAAAAGATAAGTATTGGATAGTTTGTTCTAAATTTAATAAATACACCAAATCTTACATAACAGAACTTAGAGATAAAGAAATTAAAAATTGTCTTTTATTTGAAATTAATACTTGGAATTAAATTTTATTATTTTTATTTTGGAATAGCTTTTGCTATTCTTTTTCCTTGTATATATTAATAATAAGGTATGGTGATAACTATGAATTATATTTTTCTTGATATAGTTGATATAGATGGTGTATTAAATTGTAAAGAATATATTATAAAACATAAAGAAAAAATAGCAAGTATAGATGAAAGTAGATTAAAGTTATTATCTGATTTCTGTAATGAATATAATTGTTTAGTTGTTTTATCCTCATCTTGGAGAAGTACATTAAAAGATGATCTAACCCCAAAACAGGATTATGTTAAATATTATGATGGATCTATTGAAATAAGTAGAGGTAAGTATATGTGTGATTTATTCAAGACGTATAATATCCCTTTAGTTGGAAAAACTCCAATATATGGACAACATGAAAACAGGGCAGAAGAGATATTAGATTACATAAATAAACATTTTACTTTTCCAACAGATAAATTTGTTATATTTGATGATGAGGATGATTCATTTTCTAAGTATTTTCCATATAACACGGTACTTACCGACTTCTATGGAGAAGGATTAACTGAAAAGGAAATTAATGAAGCTAAGTTAATTTTTGAAAGGTAAAATAAATTTTAATATTTTTATATGGAGGAAATATTTATGAGTAAAAGATTAGTAAATTGTATGGTAATTGCTTTAACAGCTATTATTACATTAAGTGTTATATTAGCAGTTTGTTATCAAACTAAAGTAGGTCAAATATATGGTCAAGGTATAATATTACCAGGTTCAATATTATCAAGTGTAAATGAAAATGGTTCTGTTTATTATTCGGCAATAGGACCTAATGGACTCTATTATGAACGATTATATTTTATTGAATTATCACAAGTATATTGGTTAATTGGACTTACTTTATTTAATACTTTATCAACAATAATATTGTTAACAGTTTTAAATGAAAAAGTATTATGGGAGTAAGATTCTTTAGTATCTTTAATTGTATAAAATTATAAACATAGGAGGTATTTACTTTATGGAATTTTATATAATATCAGTTACAATTGATGAATGGCATAGTAGAGATGTATATATTGCTACATCTTATGAAGAAGCAAAATCAAAGATAATGGATTACGCCGATTGGTATTGTGGTTATGGAACTTGTCAAATTAGAAGAATTAATTCACATTTTAATACACTGGAAACTTGGAGATTTAGAAAAGGTGAATTAGTATATTAAAGAGGTGAGTTTATAAATATGTCTGATTTAAAAATATTTACTAATAACATAGAAGAAAAAGCAATGGAAGAAATTAACACTCTTTTACAACAAGAAGCCTTTAAAGATTGTAAGGTTAGAATAATGCCTGATGTTCATGCCGGTATGGGTTGTGTAATTGGCTTTACAGGTAATCTAGGTAAAAAAGTAATCCCTAATATTGTAGGTGTTGATATAGGCTGTGGAATGTTATGTGTTAATTTAGGTAAGATTGATCTTAATTTATTTGAGTTAGATAATTTCATTAAAAACAACATTCCTAATGGTTTTGAAGTTAATGATTATAGTGATAAGAGAATATTCCCTAATGATATATCTTTATCTGAAGAATATGTAGAAAGAACATATTTACAAAAATTATATTGTTATAGATATTTAAAGAATAAAGAACACTTAAGATCTAGTCTGGGTACATTAGGTGGTGGAAATCACTTTATTGAAATTGATAAAGATGATGAGGATAATTTATATTTAGTTATTCATACTGGTTCACGTAACTTAGGTAAACAAGTTGCAGATATTTACCAACAAATAGCTATTGAACATTGTTCTTATAAAGAAGAATTAAATAGTGAAAGATTAGCTATTTTAAAAGAATATAAAGAACAAGGTAGAGAGAAAGAAATTGAAAATGCCTTAAAAGCCTTATATGATAAATATAATGGGTTAACAAAATTACCTAAAGACTTATGTTACTTGGAAGGTGAGGATAGAGAGGATTATCTACATGATATGAGAATCTGTCAACAATTTGCACAGGAAAATAGATATTCTATAGCAAGAAAGATTCTTGATAGGTTTATATATTACAAAGGTAAACAAATTAAATATTATAACCTAGATGTAAGAGATTCAATTCCTACTACTGATGGTGTTGCTAACCTTACCTATTTTGAATCTGTTCATAACTACATTGATGATGAAGATATGGTTAGAAAAGGTGCTATATCAGCTCATAAAGGTAAGAATGTAATTATTCCTATGAACATGAGAGATGGTTGTATTATTGGAATAGGAAAAGGAAATGAAGATTGGAACTATTCAGCTCCTCATGGTGCTGGTCGTATTATGTCAAGAATGAAAGCTAAAGAGGTATTAAAAGTAGAAGATTTCCAAAATGAAATGTCTAATATCTTTACCACTACTGCAAATGAAAGTACATTAGATGAAGCACCTATGGCTTATAAACCTATGGAAGAAATAATTAATGCTATTGGTGATACTGTTGAAATTACAAAGATAATTAAACCTATATATAATTTCAAAGCAGCTGAATAATTGTATATTATTTATAAGGAGAATTTATATGAAAAAAGAAAATAGCTACAATATAGTTTTTGAAGATAATACTGCTTTTAACGTTACAGCAAAAGATGAAAATGAAGCTGAAAAATTATCTGAAGAAATTAAAAATAAAAAAGTTAAATTTATTACAAAATGTTACAATCATACAGAAAATATTAGTTTATGTGATCAAGTAATAATATCAACTGAAGATATAGGTTTAACTGAAAAAGATTTAGATGATGAAAATTTAGAGGTGAATTATGACTAGAAATGAAGATAGAAAAGGAATGTCAACTAACTTTTATATACTTTACACATTTCAAAATAGTAATGGAGATACTGAAGATTTAAATTATGAAGTTCCTTTTGATACTTTAATAGATGGAATAAGACATTATTTCAAAGATAATGATGTAGAATTAGATGGAAGAGATAAGGACATTTATAATTTAATGGTCTCTCTTGAATGTATTGAATCAATTTTAGATGAAGATTCTGTAGTTAATTATTATAAAAAAGTTTGTGAGGAAGATGCAAAATCTTTTTTCAAAGAAGAGAACATTAAAGAATATAACGAAAAACTTGAATATGTATTAGATTCAGTTTTATATGATTATGAATATGATGAAGAAATTATTAGAAATTCAAATTTAAATATTTTATATTCTAGATTAAAAAAATATTCAGAAGCTGAAAATGTATCTTATTCAGATGTAAAAGAATTATTTGATTCAAAATATAATATCTAATTATGCTTTATTATAATACTGAAAAAGATATTTTAAATTTAAAAGATAGTAAAATAATTCCTATAATTCCGGTTAATTGTGTAGGAGTTATGGGAGCAGGATTAGCCTTACAATTTAAACAAAAATATCCTAACTTATTTAATGAATATTTAATTGCTTGTACTAATAAAGAAGTAGAAATAGGACATATCTTATATTTAGAATATAATAAAAAAGAATTTATTTTATTTCCAACAAAAACAGACTGGAAATTTGATTCTAAAATCGAATATATAGAGTCTGGGTTAAATGGGTTAGTTAGATTTTTAAATACTTTTCAAAATAAAAAAGTAGCTATTCCACCTATAGGTTGTGGATGTGGAAATCTAAAAGTAAGTGATGTAATATCTTTAATTTATGATAAAACTAAAGATTGTAAAAATGATATCTTTTTAGTTGGATTTTAAAAACAAAACTTATATAAGTTTTGTTTTTTTTTTTTGCTAAATTAGATATATAAATATATAAAGAGGAGGAATTAAACTATGATTAATATAAAATTAGATTCAAAAGTTCAAGAAGAGTTAGGAAAATTGTAGAAGGTGATGGCAATTTAAATGCAAATGGTAAAACTCATAGTATAAATGGTGATACAATATTCCTTGGTGGTAGCGAAAGTATTAGTTTAAGTGGTAAGGAAATTAGTATTATATCTGGTAATACTAAACTGTATGGTCCTGTTACTATAGAGTCGCCTAGTATTGTAAGTGCTCCAATGACTTTAAAACCAAATGGTGGAATGTTAATGGTAGAAGGTGCTACTGGACCTTTGTTATACCCTACAGTATCTGACGGTAAATTATCAGCAACTTTATATGGACAGTTAACAATATCAGGAGGTCCTAATGGCGATGGTAATTTAACAGTAAATGGAAAAGAAGTAGCTGTAAAAAATAGATATTGACATCAGATTAAGATTGTACCGAATTTAGAATATATTACAGGTAGGTATACTGGCAATCTTCCTTATGGTAGTGGTTATGTCATATTTGCAATACTAGATTACTACAGCAATGATGAAACACCTATTACTACTTATGAACAATTAATTAATATTGTAAGTCAAGATTCAACTGACTATGAAACTAAATCAACTATTAGTGGTATAGCAATCGCTAATGTGGATGGTTGCATGGGAAAAGGTATAATCAAGCATTTATATAAAACAGGTAGTGCTATAGATTATGTAGTTCAATGTCCTTTTGGATTTTCCTATCATTTAATAGCAGAATTTAATGAAGAATATTATGTTATAACAGATAATGTTTCTGAAGGGTATGGTGTAACAATTGATATTCCTATGACTACTGTTAAAAATTTATATGTTAATGTATCACATGATGGTGGGACAAAAAGTATACGTCTACCGTTCTCTATTCAATTACCTTATGCAACAACCGATGACGACATACCAACAAGTAAACAAGCTGCAGAAATATTATTCAGATGTTCTTATGCAGCATCTCAACATTTAATTACTTCTAGAATACATACTGACGGAAGTACATTTGGTAATACATGTGTATTAATGATAAATGAAACGCCTACATTAGTAGTGGTAGGTACTCGTTTAGGAACAGTTACAGCCACTAGTGAAATAGCAGTAGAAGTAGAATTTACAAATTTAACAACTTGTGAAACTACTGTTGAATACTTACCTATTAATTAATAATATAAAAATTCTAAAAAAGGAGATAAAAAATGATAACATTTAAATTAGATGAAAACGCTAAAAATGAATTAGGAAAAATTTGCGGACGTACAGGAGGTAGATATATTCAAGAATACCTACCTAATACGGATACTTTAAAAATTACTTTTACAGAAGAAGCAATTGAAGGATTAACGGATAAAGATTTTAGTGAAAGTTGTGCTTTATCTTTCTCTGAAGGTTTTACAAATGATAATTTTAGGGTTGAGTTTAGTAATTATCCTTTAGGATTCTATTCTTTAACAGGAGATGGAAACAATTATACTTATACTTTAAATATTCATGGTTTTAGCAATGATAAAGGAGTTATCACTTTCAAGACTTTAGGTTATTATCAAGGTACTCAATTAACTTTTGATACAGGTAAAACTGAAGGATCAATTAAAGAATATTTAAGAAGCAACCCTACTCTTATATTTGATCCAATAGAATCTGAAGATTTAATTGTTTATATTGTAGCTAAACAAGTTGATGGAGCTATAATAGAAGTAATTCCAGGAGAATAATGATTAAATATTTCATTAGAACAACAGGAGAAAGAGATATATCTAATTATAATGTAATAGATTATACTCTACTTATTGATAAAGAAAGAAAACCTGTTAAATCATTCATTGATCAATTAAAAATAATTTCTGACTATGATAGTGTTCTTTTAGAAGATGATGTACTATTATGTAGAGATTTTGAAAAGAGAATTAATGAAGCAATAGAGAAGTATCCAAATAAAATAATTAATTTCTTCCAATACTTTAGAATGTGACAAAGAACTTATGAAAATATAGGTAAATGCTTTGAAAGTAATCAATGTACTTATTATCCTAAAGGTGTAGCAAAAGTAGTTGCTGAAAAAATGGAAGAATTAATTGCTAGAGGAGAACCTTATAATAAATTACCTTATGATTATTTAGAAGCACAAGCATTAGATGAGTTACAAATTAGTTACATAATTTATAGACCTATGCTTGTGCAACATATAGGTAGAAGTAGTATAATAGGGAATCCTTGACATAAAAGAGATCCTAGAAGTTTATTCTTCATAGACATTCTAGATGATAATAATATTAATTATGAAGACACCAGAGAAGTCTTTAAATTCGATAAAGAAAATAGAAAAGATTTTTATGAAGATATAAAATAATTGAAAGAGGAGGTAATTAAAAAATGAATATATGTTTAGATAGTAAAGCTTTAGATTTAATCAATCATGAAGAAAAGAAATACTGACATCAAATTAGAATTGAAGTAAATCCTAATAATTTTACTTACGCTAATAATGGTAAAAAGTTTATGGTGTATTAGTTGCATATTTAGATTATTATTCTACTAACAACGAAAAAATAAGCACTATGGAACAATTATATGAGTTGTTAAAAACTAATGACTTAAATGGAATAGAAATAAGTACTAACGGTAGTTTTTATGAACCACAACAAATCAAAATTTCTAGTGCTTTGTCTAATGATAATGCAATTTATATGTATATGCAATATCCAGTGAATAATAAATACGAATTTTTACGTAAAGGTGAGTTAGACCAATATAACATTTATGATGTTGTATCTGAAAATATTGGGTATACTAATAAATTACCTATGTTTACACACACATATGAAGTTGAAATAAGTGAAGCAGATACAAGTGTTTATTCTACTCCATATTCAAGTCCTTATTATGAATTAAGTTGGCAACAAATGTTATTTTTACAAGCCCATTATGGATGAGCAAGTTATAGTGGCGGTAATACAACATATAAAGTTCTATCGGATTATTACAAAATAAAAGAAGTTGAGAATGTAAAATATTTATATCATACCGATGGAGTTTATTATGGAACTAAAAAATATCAATTTAAAGTTAAAAGAATTAATTTAACTAATTTTACTTCTACGGAATTTGGTGCTGATGAATATTAAAATGAAGTTATAAAAATAAAAAGCAGAAATTAAAAATCTGTTTTTTATTTTACTTTCTATTTATGTGCTAAATTATATGATATATAAATAACTTAAAAAGGAGGTTATTTTATGGATACTTTAGAATATCTATTACAAAAATTAATAAAAGGCGAAAAGATAACTGAATGAGAATCCTTTAATAGATTAGAATCTTATTTAATAGCTTGTATTAATAAAGAAGGAATAGAAGAATTAGGAATTCCTCAAAATAGATTAGAAATTTTATTAAATTTATTGTATGAGCAGATGAGAAAACAAGGTACAGGTGAAGAAGGAATAACTCCTAGTGGAACTAAATTTATAAACACTACTAACAAAATAGATGTTTATAGTTATGAATATGCTCAAGTTGAAGAAACTAACTTAATAGCAGATAACATTAAAGAAGGAATATCTATTTTAGGAGTAGTAGGTACTCATAAAGGCGGTACTGATGGTGTTCCTGTACAAGTAAGTACATCAGAAGAAATGGAAAGTTTATTAACAGCTGAAAATGAAGGTAAAGTTTTTATATATACAGGTGTTTCAAATGAAACATTTACTAATGGTGAAATATATCAAATAATAGAGGAGGTTTAAATAAATGGCTTATACTTTTAGAAAATTAAGCGGAGATACAAAAGTAATAGTTAATCCAAGCACAACAGGAAATGAATCAGAATTAACTAGTTTAAGTGTTGATGGAATTATATATACTATCCCTGAAAATACTTTTACAGAAGATCAAGCTAATAAATTAAATGGTATTGAAGAAGGTGCTAATAAATATGTCTTACCTAATACAGTAGTAAAAGATATTAATTATGAAAACTTCAAGAATGAAACCCAAACAAAATTAGCATCTTTAGAAAATTATGATGATACAGAAGTCAAAGAATCTTTAGAAAATAAAGTAGATAAAGTCATTGGAAAAGGGCTAAGTACAGAAGATTTTACTACAGCAGAAAAGGAGAAACTTGCAACTTTAGAGAAATTACCGGAAAATATAGTAGTTGATGAAACCTATGTTCATACTGATAATAATTTCACTTCTGAAGAAAAAAATAAGTTATCTAACTTAAATAACTTTGATGATACTGCAATTCAAAATGCATTAAATAATAAGGTAGAAAAAATTGATGGTAAAGGTTTATCTAGTAATGACTTTACTGATGAAGAAAAACTTAAATTATCTAATTTAAGCAATTTCGATGCAACAGGAATTGAAACAACTTTAGAAAATAAAGTAGATAAAGTTAATGGAAAAGGATTATCTACAAATGATTTTACTAATGAGTATAAAAATAAAGTAGATAATATTCCTACAAAAACTTCTCAATTAACAAATGATAGCGATTTTCTTACAAGTGCAAATTTAGAAGATAAAGCTACTAAAGATTATGTTGACAATCAAATCGCTGCGCAAGCCGTAAATCATTATACTAAAACTGAAACAGACTTATCTCTTGATTTAAAAGCTAATAAAGCAGATGTTTACACTAAAGCTGAAGTAGATGCAAAAACATCAACTTCTTATAAATATAGAGGAACCGTTGATTCTTATGACAGTTTACCTTCTGCTGATCAAACAATAGGTGATGTATATAATGTACTAGATACTGGAGATAATTATGCTTGAGATGGTAGTCAATGGGATAAATTAGGTGGTATGGTTGACTTAACTCATTTAGCCAGCAAAGAAGAGTTAGATACAAAACAAAATACTTTAACTCAAACTCAATTAGAAGCTGTTAATAGTGGAATTAATGCTTCAAAAGTAGGAAGTTATGATGCCGCTTTAACTGAGATCGCGGCGCTAAACACAAATTTATCGAATAAAGTAGATAAGATTGAAGGAAAAGGTCTTTCTACTAATGATTTTACAGATGAAGAAAAGTTAAAATTAGCTGGATTAAATAATTTTGATGCTTCTGATTTACAAGTTGAAATAGATAATAAAGTAAATAAGGTAGAAGGAAAAGGGTTATCAACAAATGACTTTACGACAGCAGAGAAAGAAAAATTAGCAAATCTAAACAATTATGATGATAGCGAAATTAAAGTCTCTCTTGGAAATAAAGTAAATAAGGTAGAAGGAAAAGGGTTATCAACAAATGACTTTACGACAGCAGAGAAAGAAAAGTTAGCGGGACTTGAAAATTATACAGAGCCAGAAGGTCTTGTTATAGATAAAAATTATGTTCACACTGATAATAACTTCACTGAAGAATATAAAACTAAGTTAGATAATTTAGATAACAGTCTTACTTCCGATAAAGAATGTCATTTTATTGGAGTTTATACAGAGAGTGATACTTTACCAGATGTTAGTGTTTTAAAACCTGATGACTGTATTCTTTTACTTAGTGAAACAGAAAATGTTTATTACTATTGGACAGGAAGTGGATGAGAAGTTCTTGATCCTTCAGTTGTTAAAATTGATGTTGAATTAAAAGGATTAAATAAAACTTTAGAAAAATATCTTACTGCTGATGAAATTAATAATGATTTTGCTAAAAAAGTAGAATTAAAATCAACAACAACTATAGAAAGTGGTCAGTATTTAAAAGTAAGTTTATTACCTAATAAGTTAACTACAGCAATTTTATCTGTCAGAACAACTATAGGAACAGGATATGGTACTTTCTTAATTACTAATTACGGTGCTGGTACTGAAGCAAGATGTAGAGTTCAACAATTACAAGGGGAAAGATCTTTTAGTAAATATATCGACAATTGTGATTTATATATAATTCCAACAGTAACTGATCAAATTTGATATGCATCAATTATTCCAGTTCACGGAGATATTCCTGCTTTATCTAGCAGTGAAACTTATACTGGAACAGAAATAACAAAATCAGTTCCTAAAGAAATTTTAGATAGTGTTATTTCAGATGAGATAGTATCGACTACTTCTACATATTCTTCTTCTAAGATTGATGCGAAGTATGGTGTGTACACATTTGGTACGGCAAGTGCTACACAATGGCTTAAATTAACATTAGGTAATGTTACAAAATTCCAACCTATTACAATTACCGACCAATATGGAGGAAAAGTTGAAATTACTGGTATGGCTGATGACGGTACATATAAATCTGTTAAATTGGTTAGATATAGTTATGGTGATTGGACCACATATAGTGCAACAGATTATACTCTGTATGATGGAATTGATCCTAATTATAAGATTCAACGTTTGTATTACTATCCTACTAATGGTTGTTATTATCTTGAAATTAGACAATGGTGTACTATTAAAGTGAGTGGCGCAATTACCCGACCTGAAATGGTTACAGCCTTACCTGCTGACAAGAGTGAGATGACTTTAATACCTGAAAGTGCATTTGCTTCTAAAAATACTCTTGCAACAGTGGAAAAACGAGTTAAGGCGCTACTCCATTTAATGAAATATATTTTACTGATAGTAGATACAGAAAACTTACAGTAGATTTGTATTATGGAAGAGAAACAACATTTTCAGTTAATGTTTTAGGATATGAGAGTATTATTTCCGTATATAGTAATAGTGATTCTGCTTCTTCATGTATCGTAAAAAATATTGGTTTAAGAGGTAATCCTCAAAGCACTATTTCCGTAAAATGAGGAAATTTTAAATCACTTACAGGTAGTGGACATTATCAAGTAGATTTATTTATTTACAAAGCAACTCCCTTTAATACTATGATAATTCGCCCAAAAACTCAACAAATAGATAAGTATAGTAAAATTTATACTAGTGCAGATTTTGTAGCATCATCACAGGCAGAGTATGAAGCAGCAGAATATACAGCAATTACTGAATATGGAAATATTAATGATTCATCAACTGGAAATACTTATTCTACTTGGTCATCAAGTAAGATTGCTTCGGAGATTAACCCTACAATAGATATTTCAAAAGTATTCTCAGATGGTGTGTTAGATATTGCCGCTTTATCTAGTACCTATGGAAATGGAAGATATGTAGTTGTTGGTCAAGGTACTACAGGCAATGGTTCAGCAACTATTGATATTTGGACTTTAGCAAGTAACGCTATTTCTTATATAGTCAATGTAACATATTCCAATAAGACATCAAATATATTTACTGGATATACATACGATAATCCTACTATTAACTTTGAAACTGGTTTTATTAGTGGTTGTAACCATATAGCAAAAGTGTGTACGTTAGCATAACCACTCTAACAAGAGACTCCAACAAGTTTATTTATTACATTTTAATAAATAATATACTTATTAAAAAAATTAAGGCGAATTTTCATTCGCCTTTTAAATTTGACTTTTACCTAAAATCATGGTATAATAATATAAAAATCTAAAAGTAAAAGTATTCTTAAATTATTAATAATTAAGATGACATTTACCTTACCGAATAAATACACCTTAATTATATAAATATAGTTATTAGATAATACTTTATATTATATTTATTTTTATATACAATTATTTTTTATTATTTTTTGCTAAATTTAATAAAAGAAAGGAATTGATTTTAGTAATATGGAAACTTATTTAGATAAAATAATTAATAGAATTAAAGATTTAGAAAAATTTATGTCAAATTTAAATACAAAAATAACTCAATTACAAAGTGATGTTGATAAAATAAAAGAAACTTTAAATATAGAAACAACTTCTACAACAACTGATTCAGAATAGTAATTTTTAATGTATATTATTATAAATAAATTTATCGATTGAAAGGATGTATTTAATATGGATAAAAGAGTTTTTAATAATGTAGCACAAATGATTAAAAATGAGTTATTAGAAAAAGGAAATTTAACAGAAATATGTTATAATAACAATATCACTAAATCTGATTTTTATGAATTTATTGATGATTTAGCTTTAATAGGATTTAAAGAGAAGTACAATCAACATAATCATCCAGAACATAATAAGAATTAAAAGTAGGTAATTAAACCTACTTTTTATTGTATAAATTGTATATTTATGAAAGGAGTTGAGTTTAACATGTCAATAAAAGAAATTAAAGATGATTTAGAAGAAGATTTAGTGAATCATCCTAAACATTATACTTCAGGTAATATTGAGTGTATTGATGCATTACACTCAATGGTTCAATCTTATACTGATTCTTGGGATGCGTCTTTAAGTTGGCAAATAGTTAAATATATTTGAAGACATCCATTTAAAGAAAATCCAACACAAGACATTAAAAAAGCTATCTGGTATGCCGAAAAGTTATTAGAACATTTGGAAAATAAAAATAAAGAAAGTAAATAAATTTTTGAAGGTAATTCAATAAAATATATCGCTAAATTATATGGAGGCGATATTTTTTATGTATATAGAATTAAAATCTAAATTATTAAGATTAAATGTATTTATAGATAACAATTATTTAAATAAATATATAGAATTATGTTTAAATAATATAAATACTGTTAAAATCAAATTTAAAACAGAAAGACATCATATAATACCTAAATCCTACTATATTTTAAATAATCTTGAAATAGATAATAGTAATACTAACTTAGTTAATTTAAGTATTGAAGATCATATATTAGCACATTATTATTTATGTGGATGTATTTCTGATAGAAGTTTATATATTAGATTATGTTGTGCCTTCTATTTAATGACTACAGAAAAGTATAATTACATATCAGAAGAAGATTTAATTAAAAAATTACCTAAATTATTAACTTATAAAGAAGCATTTCATTTAAGACAAAAAGAAATTTTTCAATCAGATAGTTGAAGAGAAAAAGTATCTATATCTTGATGAAAACCTAATCATATCCCTTGGAATAAAGATCTTACTAAATTCACCCATCCCTCAATGAGAATAATAAGTGAAAAAAATCACCTAAATCAATTAGGTAAAATTCCTTGAAATAAAAATTTAACTAAAGATATAGACTTTAGATTATCACTGAGTGCCGAAAAAAGATTACATACTTTATTTGAAAAAACTGGATATTATGGAACCAATAATGGTAAGAAATTTAGCATTGAAACAAGAAAGCTTATGAGTGATAATATGAAAGGGTTACACTCACAAGATATTTGAATTAATAATGGAAAAATAACTAAACATGTTTCTTTAGATGAATATAACTTACATTATTCAGATTGAACGTTAGGTAGAAAAATTGAAGGTAGTAACTTTATACCTTATAATAAAGGTAAAAAATATTCTGAGGAGTATAAAAAAAGATTGTCACAGAGTGCCTTAAATAGAAGACAGTTAACTGAGGAACAAAAAAAGATTATGAAAGAAAAGTGTTCTATAGCAGCAAGAGCTGCCGCTAGAAATAAATCATACTGTTACTTCTGTATTGAAGATAATTTAGAATTCTACTGTTTAAAAGATGTAGTGGATTATTATAAAATTAATGAATACTTCATAAAAAAATCTATAAATAAAAGTATTGCAATAGATGGGAAGACGTTTATTAAGATAGATAAAAAGGACTTACCTAAATATAAAATATAAAAGAAAAAGAAATTCAAGATTTAGAAAAGGCTGTTTGATATTTGAATTATTTAATTAATTATTATAAAAATCATAAATAATAAAATAATAAGTAATAGGAGGTGATTCCTATTCGCTTATGGCACTATAAATTATTTCCTTACCTACCCAATAAACAATTAGTATCTCAATGGAGAGAATTATGTTTGATATTTAATAAAGGAAATAGATTTATTATAATTAATTATGTTTATGAATATCCAAAAGAAGATTTATATAAATATACCTTATTGTTATTAGATGAATTGAATAAAAGGAAAATTAATATAAAACAATGGAAATATTTTAATAATTATTTTAATGATTTGTTAGGTAATAATGTTAAAATGGATTCAAATATATTTATAAATCATCAAACACCTAGATATTTATTTCAATGTTTTGTTAATCTACAAGAGAAATATGAAAGAGGTCAGAAGGACTTTTCTAAACATTTATATGAAAATTTATGTGAATTTATTTATGATGAGTATTTAAAAAATATAAAAATAAGAGATCTTTTAAATTAGAAATAGAGCATATCTATTTCTTTTTTATTGTATAATATTAGTGAATAGTGAGGTGTTAATATGGAATTCAAGAAATATATGCACATTGAAAAACTTGGAACAAGTGAGGTAGAAGGAATCCTAAATGGAACTTGTTATTTAACTTACAAAATCGATGGAACAAATGCTTGTGTATGGTTAAGAGATGATAATCTATTAGGCTTTGGATCTAGAAAAAGAGAATTATCTTTAGAAGATGATAATGGTAAATTTATGGAAACTTTATGTCAGTTGGATACCAATGAAGTTACAGGACTTAAAATTCCTAACCAATTATATCAACAATTACATAATTATTTAAGCAAACATCCTAATTATATTCTATATGGTGAGTGGTTAATTCCACATACTATAAAGAGATATGGTCAAGATGCTTGGAAAAAATTATATCTATTTGATGTATATGATGTTGAAAATGAAAAATATATTAACTATGATATATGGAGAGAGGAAATGAAACAATATCCTGAAGTTAATATTATTCCATTAATTGCAAAATTAGAAAATCCAACAGAGGAAGAAATTCAATCTTATTTAGATAAGACCGGAGAATTCTTAATCACTGAAGGAACAGGTGAAGGAATTGTAATTAAAAATTATGATTATCGAAACAGATGAGGCCATATTAAATGGGCGAAAGTTTTAACTGAGGATTTTAGAAAATCAAAAGGTAAGCTAAGACATGAAAATAAAGTTGAAAAAGATGAAAATCCAATTGAACATGCAATAATTAATTTAATGACAGTAGAACATATTCAAAAAGAGTATCATAAATTAATTGAAGATAAGGGTGGAATATGGTCATCTAAATATATCTTTGAATTATTAAATAGAACATTTAATGAATTCTTTAGAGATAACTGGGAAATAATTTTAAAGAAATTCCATCAACCAACAATTAATTTTAAGGTATTAAAATCATATTCAGATAATTATATTAAATATGTTTTAAATTTATAAGAAGGAAAGGAAATAAATAAATGACAGTTTTAATTATTAGTATTGTAGTATTTGTAATTTTGGTATTATTAGTTATTGGAGTATGTGGATATAACATATATGAAAATGAATGGAGTAAACTTAGTTTCTTAAGTTTATTAGCAACACCTCTAGCATTTTTAATTTTATTATTTGGTGCTTTTGTTCAAGTAGGAGCTAATGAAGTAGGTATCATCTATGATGATAGATCAGGTGTACTAGAAGAAACATTGGATGAAGGTTTCAGAACTAAATCTATCTTCTGGCATGTAACACCTATTTCAACAGCAAATAGAACAGCAATATTTACAACTGCAGGCCAAACAAATGATGGTCAATATGGAACATTTCAAATCTTTATTATTTATAAAGTTGAAAAAGACAATGCAGGTAAATTCTATAAGCAAACAAATAGTGTTAATTTAAATGAAGATCAATTAAGTAACTTAGTTAAGCAATCCTTACAATCTTGTACTATCAAATATGATATTTTTGAACTATTAAGTGAAGGTTTAGAGATTGCTAGGGTAGATTTTCAAAATACATTATCTAATAGTTTGATAAGTAATTATTATGTTACTTTAGTTAGTGCTTCATTTGATGATGTAGAAGCAAGTGCAAATATTGAAACTATCTTACAACAAAAAGCAGAAGCTGAACAAAAGATTGAAATTGCTCGTAAAGAAGCAGAAGCAAATTTAATTACCGCTGAAAATCAAGTTAAAGTAGCAGAACAGCAAGCATTAGTAGATAAGACATTAGCAGATGCAGCCGCTTATGCAGTAAAAGTTGAAGGTGAAGCTAATGCAGATGCTGCAACAGCTTATGTAGATAGAATTAATGAAATGATTACCACAGTTCAAGAAAATACTGGAATGACTTATACAGAATCAGCAGATTTAGTATTATCAATTATTTTCTATGATACTTGGGATGGTAAGTTACCTGAGGTATTAACTAGTGATTCATTATCTGCAGTGATAGGCGGAATGATTAAATAATGAAAATAGAATTATTAAAATATCCCACAGAACAAGATTGGTTATGATGTAAGACATGTACTCTCAATACTGTTGGTAAGAAATTAAAATCTAAAACCACTTTTGTAGATGAAGAATGGAAAAGAAAATTAATTGAATCTGAACATAGTCCTATTAGAGAATTATGATTTGGTATAAGAATGGAAATTCCTTATTGAGTTAGTGTGCATTTTTCCAGACATCATATTGGAGTTAATCATTATGTTCAAACTCAAAGAAGTGATAGAACTGGAGTAAATCGTGATGAAAAACCTCAAGGGGAATTAGTATCACATATTATGAGTATTAATGCACAAGAATTAGTATTTATGGCTAGAAAAAGATTATGTTACCAAGCCAGTGAAGAAACAAGAGAAGTAATGAAAGAAATCGTTAAAAAAGTAATTGAGGTTGCTCCTTATTTAAAAGATGTTCTAGTTCCTTTATGTATTTATAGAAATGGTAAATGTACTGAAATGTTCCCTTGTGGAAAATATAAATGGTCGAAAGGAGAATAATATATGGATACTAATCAATTTATTGAATTAGCAAAGTCAAAAGTAGTTTATTATAATCATGCTACAATAGGAAAAGATACCGTTAGTATAGATAATGTATTATTAGTATGGTATTCTAAATCATTGAGAAATCATAAAGCCTTATTAATTACAAATGATATGGATGGACATTATTATGAAGTAACCTATAATGGACAAACAGATCAATTATATGTTGATGTATATAAGAAAGATTGTAATATTTGTTTTGAAAATGCTTCTGATATTAAATTAGAGAAAAATGAAGATGATAGATTAACTGCATTGAAAGAAACTATGTTTGATGAGCTATATAATTCTTTAGGTTCTAATATTGATGATTATGTTGATGAAGATTCTTATGTAGAATTTTTACAACTTACTGGAAAATTAGAATAAATAAATTGTATAATATATTGTTAAATATTTAACAAATAAAAATATAAATATCTACCTGATATTAGGTCTCAATTAATTTATTATGACTGTGAGGGGTCGGATGGATATCGCGACGAGAGGACGTTGGAATTACAAGTGGTGGAAGCAGCTGAAAGGTCCTGATATCCAATAATAAAGAAGAAAATAATAACCTTTGTGATTGCGTTGGCAATATAACCACTAACTTCTGAATAATCCATTAAATTAGAGATAAAATATTATTAATTTTTAATTAAATCGAAAGATATTTAAAAAATAAATTGTATATATTATTGATAAGAAATTTATCAATAATAGAAACAGGGGCTTAGTGTAACGGTTAGCACACCAGTCTTCAAAACTGGGGTAACGGTCTCCAAAGCCGTGGGTACGGGTTCGAATCCTGTAGCCCCTGCCATTAAATAAAACGACGTTAACCTTAATGAATGGGACAAATAAACAAAAGATCTTAATAGACCTGTATGGAATTAAGACGACGTTTTTTAATAAATTGTTTGATTTCGAAACGCTAAATTATATTGAATAAAATTTTAAAGTAAGGAGAATGTATTGATTATGAAAAAGTTATTAGTTGTTAATCTTAATAAACAAATTAATAAATTTAACTATACATCTACCATCTCTGCGTATGATTGTCCTGAACAAGAATATTATTTTGAAATTTTATATTTACTTAAATCTTAACCAAACTTAAAAATAAATTTAAGGATGGCTTAAGATGCCGTCCTTTTTTATTTAAAAATATTGTATATTATAT